CCGTGCTGGTAGCAGCACTCGCAGCACTGAGCGGTCAGGTTGACAAGATCCCGACCGCCTTACCGACCCCTCCCCCAAAGCCCGTTTTGGCCTCTCCGGCCCCCCAGGTCGTCCCTAAGCAACGACCCCCCCGCGCGAAGCCCATCACCCGCCGGAAACCCCGTTCGCACGGCTCCCAAGGGGTTATGGCTGAGGTTCAGCGCTGGTCACGAGGACAGACACAAGTGGTTCATAACGGGGCCATAGAGGGTCACATCTGGGAAGCCCTGCGCCACTGCGAAGCCGGAGGCGACTACACCAAGAACACCGGCAACGGATTCTATGGCGCCTACCAGTTCCTGCAGTCCACGTGGAACCGTGTAGCCCGTAGGATCGGCCGTCCCGATCTCATCGGCATCCCTCCCCATGAGGCCCCACCGGCAGATCAGGACATGATGGCTCAGGCCAACCAGCAGATCAGCCGCGGCGGATTGCGTTCTCAGTGGCCGAAGTGCAGTCGTCGTATCGGTCTGCGCTAAGTCTATGTGTGGACAGCTCGCGGCCTCATGGGAGTGCCAGCCCTGATTACATTGCTCCGCTAGGACTGTTCGGCGTCTTCGTGGGGGGCTTGTTCTTCTTGAAGTAGCCAATCAGCACCGGGATGAACGATGCTGCCGTGATGGCACCGACGATGGCTTCGCCCACCTGATCCTGGTCGATGTTGATGCCCTTGAAGGCATTGAGACCCCACGCGATGAGCGACACGATCAGCGCCACCGTGCCGGCCGCTGCGATCTTCGGCGTCGGTTTGGCTGTCGGTAGATTCCCTGTCACCGGGTCTGGGACGATCTCGCTCGGCTTCGCTGCAACCTTCTTGATGAACCCCATTTATCTCCCCCCTGGTTCGCACTGCGGAGCATTGATCAGCCCCGCCTTGATCGGTACCGCCACACTCACCGGCCCAGCGTCCACCGCCGGCTGCGCACACACTCCCAAGAAGCTCGACCCGCTGATGATGCCCGCGATGATCTGCTGTAGGAGCCCTTCCATCACAATCCACAGTCGATCTCGCCACCGAGGGCAAGCTTGATGGCCCGGATCGTCCAGTCCAAGATCAGCGGCGGATCCGGCAGCGGAGCGCACAGTCCTATCCCCGGATTGAACTGCGCCCATGCCGGCTCAGCCATCCCGAAGAGAGTCAGAGCCCCCACAATCCCCGCTACAACCAGCCTCTTCGTCGCCACCTCCATCGCCTCCTCGGTTGCTCAGCTACTTCCGTCGCGGCACGCTTTGCCGCTTGGTCCTGCTCCCACAGGATGACGCACTCGCTCCCGCAGAGTAGCGGCTTCGGTCCATTGACCACCTTGACGATCCGCCACCCGATGATGTCCTCAGCCTGCCGTCCGCACTGGTCGCACGCATAGAGCATCCCCATCAGGACTCTGTCCCTAAGGCGTCCGGCACAGTACCCCTTCGCCAACCCCGATGTTGCCGATCTGGGCAATAGGGACGCAGGGCTTCGCCTGCTCTGCCGGAGGTGCCTGCTTGGCCTCAAACACGCCCGGTCGGATCTCCGTCACGATGAACTTGAGTTCCCCCACCTGCGCGACCACCTGGCGACCGATGCCCTCGATGAACCGCCGGTTCTCCTCGGCTGCCTTGGCGCACAGACCTCCCGGCTGGAAGCAGGCCACCAAGAACGATGATGCTTTCTCGGAGGCCACCGCCGCCCGTTCGGCTACCCGAGCAGCAGCCTTGATCTCCTTGGAGTCCAGTTCCTGCTTGTGGGCTAAGTCCTCCAGCTTGTCGCCCTGAGTCTTGAGCTCAAGGAGAAGCTTCCCCCGCTCTCGGTCGTCGTCCTCACCCCTCTCGACCAAGGTTTTGACCTGCTGAGCCAGAGCCCCATTCTTCTTGGACTGGTTTCGGGTCTGGAGAAGAAACAGGACGATCACGGCGAGGAACGCCATAAAGAAGAGGACCGAGAGATTCACCGTTCGCTTCGTGGGGGCCGACGATGTCACGCAGTCTTCTCCTTGTCGGGGACGGCTCCACCCTTGAACTTGTCCAGCACGCCGGGGCCCACCGCTGCCCCCATGACCAACGTGAATCCGGCTGCCACGTAGGGCTTGGAATCAGCCGGGATCAGCGACGGTGGAGCGAACATGGACACCAGCCAGGCGATGAAGGTCACGTTCCGCATCCAGCTTGGGACCACACGGACACTCTCCTGTGAGAGGTTATGCCCAAGTTTCCCACATGCGCCTGCTACGCTCCGGATATGGGCATCAACCGCTGGCACCGCATGGCTTGCCTCGCTAATGTCCAGATCCCGCCCCAGGGAGAGGCCCGCCGCCTGCTGGTGGGATCCTGCTGGCACAACCTCGGCTTTCGGTTCTTCGAGGAGCTCGCTGATGTCCTGGAGCCAGATGTCGTCGTCTGCCTCGGTGACCTGAGCGGCCTAGACCCCCTTGGGGTGGACAGCGTCGTGGTGCAGACCATGTGGAACATCCGCCATCCCACGGTTTTTGCTCCCGGTAACCACGACCTCGCCCTGGTCCGCCGAGTCATGCAGCTCAAGGGTGCCGCGGTTCTTGAGAGCCCCGGCGTGGTTGATATCAACGGCCTCCGGATCTGGGGCTGGGCTGACCCGAACCGCACTCGCTGGGGTCGGAAAGACCACTACAGCACGGATCTCTGCCGAGTCAGGGCGCCTCTTCCGCCAACGGGGGAGCCTTACTTAGTGGCTGTCCACTCCTCAGCGATGCTCCCACCGCCGATCCCCAATATCCCCCTCGTCCTCTGCGGACACGCTCACGTCCCGAAGGTCTGGCGCAGTGGCTCGACCGTCTACGCGAGGACCGGCACGGCCGGCGGTGGGGGCCTCAACTGGCCCGGGAAGGTCACCCCCCGACAAGCGATGGTGGTGGACGTGAAGCTGCCAGAGCACACCGCTGCGGGGATCTGGGTGGTCGAGAGCGACGGCCGGACGATCAGCGTGATAGATGCTCTGGCAGCGGATTCCAACGCATAGGGATCAAGGCCATCCAGGGACTTGAGTTAGAGCAACGGCGGTTCGCACAGCGCGCGCAGAGACGGTGCCACTCACCCCGCAGGTTCTCCTGCTCCCACTCGCTGGCCGTACGGTTGTCCTTGCCGCACCACGTACAGTGCATCTTCATCGTTTCACCACCACGGCCCTCACGTCCGGCTTCCTAGAGGTCCCGCACCGCTCGCAGATCCGCACCGTCGTCCGGTAGTCCAACGGCTCCCCCAGCCACTCATGCGGGAGCAACGAGGGCTGGTCCCAGACCACCGCCCGGAGCGATCCCCCGCACCGCAGGCACACCGGCCGGTACAGCACGAGGGCAAGAGTCACGTGACTATCCTGACACGCGACGAGGCCCCCGCTGTGGTAGCCGAGGGCCCTGTCTCCCCCATCCCGTCGCCGGGAAGCTAGACGTCTTCCAGATAACGGATCGGTCGGCCGAGGGCTTCGGCGTACGCAATCTCCCCACGGGTTGAGGAACCGATATAGCCACCTACGTTGAGCACGTAAATCTCATCGGCAAGGTCGATCTTCCGCTTGTGAAGTTCGTCTAGGGCGTCCTTCTCGGCCTCCGTGATACCGAAGCTCTCGCCGTGGATCGCTCCGGGCGTGTGGGGATAGAAGCCGACAGAGAGCACGATCCGGCCTGCCATCGTCTCCTCAAAGTTCACCCGTTGGAAGGCGTCGTAGAACCTCGTGGATCCACAGAGACAGACGATCCGTGGGCGCCCGTTCATCTCGTTCACACCTTCGCTCCCCTCGGAATCTTGAGCCCCGTCTCCTTGAGGAGGGTCCCCAGCTTGAGGCCGAGGTTGTACCTCACGTCCATGCCGGGGACCTTGCAGGCTTCGGCCTCCTTGATGGTCTGCTTAAGCGTCTCGATGGCCCCATCGACCACCTTGAGAGCGTCCTCGAGCTTCTGGTACTCCGTCTTCGGCCCCCGCTTGGAAGCCCTGTCGGCCTGCCCGTTGGGGGCCTCCGGCCTGTTCACCTGCAGCGTGTCCAGTTCCATGTTCATCCCTTCCTCGTACCTGCGTTCGGACACCAGCTCTTGTATGCGGGAGTGAGATCCGCATACACAGGACAGATCATCGTGACAGCCCTGAGATGAATGCCGAGACCCCGTCGAACACGACTACGGCGAGGGCGTAAGCAGTTCCCGCAGCGGCCCGAAGCGTGTCGGCTGCCTGCTGAGGAGCCCTCACGACGTAGATCACAAGCGCCACCACGATCAGGAACTTGACCAGTCTCACCTCCCTACTCCTCTCCAGCCTCTTCGGCCCCCTGCATGCGCTCCCGGATAACCTCGAGAGCTGCATCTCGCCAGCCGATGTAATCCCGGCCGCCGTTGGAGTCGATGCCCTTGAGTTCGAGGACCATCTGGGCCGGCATGAGCTTGTCCACCGTGAACATCCGCATGATCAGGTCGGCTTCGTCCGACGTATAGGTGTACTTGGAAGGCAGGGTTCGGTTTGCCTTCCCGCTGCCTTCCCGCTGCCTTCCCGTGATGTCGATCACCTCGGCTTGGAAGGCTCCCGGAAGGCTGGTGGAAGGTACTTGGAAGGCACCCGTGTAAGGCATCTGACCTGCGGAAACGTCCTCCAGGCCCGCTGCAACCTGCGCCACGTCGTTTCGGGTCACAAGGGGCATCTGGACCCGGGGGTACTCCACCCGCCTCGTCATCAGGTAGCAGCAGCCGTCCGGGTACTTCCGGATGTCCACATTGACCTTTTCCCCAATGGCATACCGGGCTTGGTCAGGACGGCTCCGGAAGACGAACGTCGTGGTCGCCGCGTCCCTGACCTCGCCGAGCTTCGAGATGGTCCCGAGCTGGGCGAAGAGAGCAGCGTTGATGTTGACCTTGCGACCCTCGACGCCGATCGACATGAGCGCCGCCTCGATCCGCTTCGCTTCCTTGGAGAGCATCAGCTTCGTGATCTCATCGACGGTCACGAAGATGGGCGAGCGATCCTTGTTTCCTGCCTTGTACCGCTCGTCGATGATGGCGACAGCATGCTCGAGCATGTCGGCGATCTCAGCCGGGGACTGTGCCACCGACCGCGTGCGGGACGACAACGGGCTCAGCATCGCCGCCAGCGAGTCGTCATCCCCAGCGTGCGGGTCACCGATCATCAGCCGACCGCCGGACATCACTGCCTGCAGGCCGAGGCTCGTCGCTGCGATCGTCTTGCCGGAACCTGACTGACCGACGATCACCATGGAGCCGAGATCCTCCTTCCACCGGGCCCGCACCGTCTCCTCCGGCGTCTCGCCGATATACGGCACCGACCCAGGGACGATCACACCTTCACGCAGCAGGTCGATGAACAGCCTCGACTTGATCGGCTCAGAACCTTCACCAACTGGTGTGACATCGATAGTCGGCTGGTTCGGGAGCATCGATTGAGAGACGGTCTGGACACCCTCAGGAATGATCCGAGTTGCACGAGCGAGAGCTTCCCGCTGCGCTGCTGGGATAGAAGTGAGGCCGAGCCCCGACTGACGAACTGCCTTGCGAGACACCGGCACGATGCCATGCTCGTCTGGCTTGACGGTTCGTGCGCGCTCAACTGCCCCCCACGCTCCTGCTCCAATGAGCACCATGACGGCAACAACGATCACAGCGCCGAAGATTTCCGCCACTAGTGGATGTGCGTGAAGATAGCTCCACACAAACAGCACGAGTGCGACGGTGACGACCAGCACGGCCAGCCCAGCGAACAGAGCCAGAGGACTGATGCTCTGCTCCGAGGTCCCCGCTCCACCGCGGGGACGGGGCTGCTTTGGCGGATGCACAAAGAGGTCCATGGCTATGGCCTTACGAAGACCAGCACCAGTGCGCACGCCAGCGCGGCAATGAGCAACCCCCAGGCTCGACCGTTCACCCGCACTTCGAGCACACCACCTTCGTGCCCTTGATGATCTTGGCGTTACCGGGGTGGATCACTGACGTCTTGATGCGCTTGAGCGTTCCTCCGCAGATGCACTTCTCGCCCATCGGGTCCTCCGTTCCCTTCGATCCGTTGCGTAGGATCGTACTACACCAGTAGACTACACACAACGCAGGATGGAGACGGGACACCAGCGGACAGATCGGAGAGAGGATGCGCAAGACACCGAACGTCGTCGTAGTGCTCGCCGCAATGCGCGACCTGGAGGCGCCGTACGGTATGCAGATCGCTCGCCACACCGGGCTCAAGGATGAGACGGTATACCGGGTCCTAGAGCGGCTGCAGCTAGAGGGCTGGCTAACCTCACAGCTAAGTGGTCGGCTACGTCGTTACCAACTCACACAGCTAGGCAAGTCGTGGGCCGCTGCGTGGACGCAGCCAGTCGGCGACGAGCCTGTGCGTGTCCGGCGGCGCAGCGACGAGGTCTGGGTGATCCGATGGCTCGGGACCAACTGGCCCGCCGTCGAGGCGTTCTGCAGCTCCGCTGTCCGCCGAGATGGCGACGTGCTGTGGATCCGCACCGTCGATGACAACGAGGAGTCTGCACGGCTCGGCTGGTGGATCGTGGCCGGCGTGCACAACCGCTACCCCATCCCACCCGACGTGTTTGACGCCACGTACGAGCTTCCATAGATGGATGCGATCCCGTTCCCGACATGGTCCCCGGAGTGGTGGGCCACCGCCTCTCTCGGCGGACTCATCACTGTGGCTGTCCTGTGGTGGCTGGCGAGCCGATCGCTGCTCCTGCAGCAGATCCTCTGGCCCCCGATCATCGAGGGCGGTCATCACACCTCGAAGCGCTACAAGGCCGTCGTGGACAACCACCGCAAGCGGACTAGCGGCCGCTGCGTGATCTGCGGCTGCCACGGCGATCGCACCTGGCACCTCTTCAGCATCGAACGGAGAGGATGGGGTTTCCGAATCATCGCCGGTCGCTCGACAGCTCGGAAGAACGCAGTCCATGAGCTGCTGTACTCGTGGGTCCGTAGTGATGGACGGGTGCCGAGGCGATGGCTCAAGAACATGTGCACGACCCACCACACCGCTCTGCACCGATTCGACAAGCGCCTGTTCCCGAACGACCAGCGGAACCGCTGGCTGTGGCTCTCGTCGCTGCTCTACATCGGCGGCTGGTGGGCGCTCTACGGAACCATCGCCGGTGGCCTCAGTCTTGCTGGACTCTGGTGGTTCCGCCCCGATCTCACACACCGCATCGTCACCGTCGTCGCATCAGCTATCCGATAGGAGCGAGCCATGGTAGACGTGCTGCAAAGTATCTCCATTTTCGTCCTCGCTGTTATCTTCGTCGTTCACATGCTCGCATCGCATCGTCATCGATAAGATGTGATCTACTTAATCGGCACCGGAGGGAACGTGTAGAGAGCTCCATCATCAGCGATGAGCGTGTAGCCATCTGGCGCGTTGCGGAAGTCGGGCACAATGCCGACAAACGCACGGCTACCCAATCGCTGCTCCGGCTTCAGGGTGTTGTATCCGCCATGGAACGTCGTCTGGTAGCAGTAGACCTCGCCCTTTTCGTTAACCTGCACCGTGCCCTTGCCGACTAGGCATGCATAGACCCGCTCTCCCGGTGTCCTCGTCACTCTTGCCCCCTCTATCCGAATGGCCCCCGAACCGGCAGGGCGGATCCCCTTCGTCAGCTCCAGCGCTTCTGCCGGCGTGCCCATGAACTCGTAGTGCATGGCATCGGGTCGTGACGTGTACCGGCCGCCCCAACGGAAACCGTAGTCCTCCCAGAGATCAACCATCCACTTCGGCATGTCCGTGACCAGTTTTGACGTGTGAGGGTTCGTAGGGGCGTTAAGGTCCACAGCCAGCCCCCACGAATGGTTCGATGCTCTGGCGGTCCCGCTGATCGGTCGGCACGCATAGCCCCAGCACCAACCGGGCACCAGCTTGTAGCCCCGCCGTAAGGTCTCCTCAAGCAGCCACGCAACGAGCGGCGCCAGTGTCTTGTGAACACCGTTGGGACAGGTCACACCCCGAACCGTAATCCACGACATGTCACGTCGCCGATCGGTGGGCCAACCGACTCCCCAGCCACGAGCCGCAGCGTCAGCCATTGGCAGCCTCCGGGAGACGCGCTACGTGTGATCCTAGCCAGTTGGTGCACCCACAACCGTAGGTCGGGTCGAGTGCATCACCATTCCTATATGGCATCCGGCATCGCTCCTGCGTCTCTTCGGTAGCTGGGTCGTGGTCCTTCAAGCTGTGACCACATTGCGGACACACATCGAACTCAGCCATCATTTGTCACTGTCCTCTCAAGGTGCTCGTTCCACAGACGTACCACCTGCTCAGCCACGGTCGCTGAGTCGAAGTGCCCGATGATCGGATCGTCAGCAGAAGGCTTGTCGCCCTCTTGGAGATGGATGAACTTCCCCAGTGGCCCATGACCAACTCGCAATCGTGTGTGCAGTACGGGCAACGGTCTGTGATTGGTCATGGGCGTTTTCTATTCCTCTGGGAGAACACGGGATAGTTCGTCGGGGTTCCTCTCAAGGTCAGCGTTGTGCAACACGCAGATGTGCGATGCCACCTTCCTTGAGAACATCACGCCGATGAGGATGTCCTCATCATGGCGGATGAACGTGCTGTAGCCGCCGATGGCGATGACTGTCTTGCCCCAATGCCCGCCCACTCGCCACCTTCGGTGCAGCACCGACTCCGGGAGATCCTCGCTCACTGCTGCTGCTTCCGGAGCTGCATGCGCTCGATCAGGATGCGTAGACGCTCCCATCGCGCGATTGCGTCGGGGGCCATCCCTGCAGCTTCCACGCCTACTTCATCGTCTCGCTCATCGCTCTCGTTCACGGCGATGTCCTCACCCACCGGGCGCTGAATGTGTCCCATAGCTGGTTCCCCACTAGCAAGCTCGTCCCTGACGTCTGCCAGGCTTGGGCATACACGTACTCACCTACCGCCATGTCATGGTCACACGAGACATGCATGATCGGCGTCACAGCCACCCCTGTATCCGGCAGGTAGTGCTTTGCGATCACACCATCGGCGCTGTGCACGATCTGGATGCCTCGGAACCCGGTGGCGTGCGCTTGGAACTCCAAGTTGAGCTCAATGTGGTGGATGCCCGCCAGCGTTGCGGTCAGGCGATCCAAGTTGGCAACCGTGCTGTGCATGAAGTGGGAGTCGTACATCTCCGTGTCCCACTCCAGCGTCGTGATGGTGTTGTTGGAGATGCTCTGTGTTGCCGACCGGTTCACTCGCACACAGGGGAGCGTGGTCCAGCGGAGCCCGGTGGTCTGCGTCGAGTCGGCAATCAGCAACGTGCCGTTCGCTCCCACCGCCAGCTTGGCCGGTGTGTCGGCGGCCGACGCTGCGATCAGGTCTCCCCTCGCGTCAAGCAGACTTTCGAGCACATAGCCCGTGTGTGGATCGGCTGACGCAACATGGGACGCCAGCAGGATCCCCGGTGCATCAGCTCGCGCGCTTCGGGCATCCGCCCCCGTTCCTCCGAGCTGGTGCCGCTGTGCGTTCGCCGACGGCGCTGCCACCTCCGTTCCCACGTAGCCGCTCCGGTGAATCTCCACTACGACCCCACCTCTTTGAGCTCAAGCAGGATCAAACCACCTTGCCCCTCACGCCCCATGTAGCCCCAGTCTCCCACCCGCTGTACGCCGGTTACCCGCACGTTGAGCGTCGTCGCTGAAGCGGGCCAGTCCGGTGCCTGGAACTGCACTGGCAGCGACGCCACCCGTAGGGCCTCCAGTGCGTTGTACGTCTGCCATCCCCGATCCTGCCCGTCGTAGACCGCTCCCGTCCGGTCCTGCTGGTCCGGGTACGCTCGCACGACCAGCCGATGAACCGTGAACGGTTTGGTCGCTGCCCAACCTCCGATCCCCGTCGAGTACAGCGTCGGCGTAGCCCCATTGGTTCCGAGCGTCGTGCGCAGATGGACCGACTGCGACTTGAACCCCCGGTACGTGCGCAGCCGTTTGTCCCCCACCGTGTTCGCCACTGCGCTCCCGGTCCACGTCGTCCCGCCATCGGTGGAGTACTCGTGCGTGACGGTCTGCCCACTCACCAGCGCAGCGAAGGTGGACTCCTGCGCCAGCCACACCTTGTCAGCCGACACGTTGAGATCAATGAGTGAGGACACCACGTTGCCCGACGTGACGACTGACGAGCCTTCTACCCATACTCCTGATCCGTCGAGTGTGAAGACCCTGCGGCCCTTGAAGACCACGGAGTCGATCACGATCTTCGAGACGGTCCCCTCAAGCCCCCGGCTGTACCCGCCTGTCTCCGGGATGTAGACCCCGAGCCCCGATGCTCCCGAGTCCGCATACGGCCACCCGAAGTAGGCCCAGTCTCCGTAGGCCGTGCAAGTACGGACCCCGTAGTCCTTCCCGTCGTCGCTGCCGATCACCACGACCCGCTCCATGTTGAGCGCTCCGGAGGCTGTCGGGAATGCTCGGTACACCACTCCCACTCCACCCGATGATGTGGACGTGAGCCGGCGCCCACCGACGAGCAACCCGGCGCCGAGGAACGGGAACAGCGCGAGCGCTTGTTCTCCCGGAGGCATGGGCACAGCAACGAATGGGTTGTTCGTCCCGTCATAGCAGTAGACCGACCCCCGCCGTCCACGTTTGGTGGAGATGTAGACGTATCCCTGCAGCTCCACGATGTCTGTGACCTCGATCCCTTCCGGAAAGACGTGGATGGCCGCGGTCGGAGTACCACTCACCACTTCGTAGAAGCGCCATGTCGTGCCGGACGAGATGCCGGCGGCGTAGATGCGGTCTTTCGCCCACCCGAGGACCCGGGCATCCCAGTCGCAATAGTGGGCAGCACCGGAGAGTGTCACCGTCCGCAGCGAGTCCCAGATGGACGACCCGCTCTCGGCGTTCGTCGTCGCCTGGTGACGGATCTCCAGCGTGTTGATGTTCGACCACGACGGGCTGCCGACGGAGGTGAACCCGGTGGTCCGGCTGGCCGTGTCTTCGTACCACGCTCCCGTCGTGTCGTTCGGCACCGGGACCACACGCTTGAAGTAATTGCCTGACGATGTCAGCAGGCGGTACTCGAAGTACCCGGCGTTGCGCGTAGGGTCGTTGTTCGCTGCCCAGATTTTGAACTGGTCGACCGACGAGAGGTTGAGCGGTGCCCCGCTAAGCGTCTTGGACGACACAGCATCCACACCAACCGTCCGGTTCGAGTTCTGGATGTATGCCCCGGTCCCCTCCTGCTTGTTCGCCGTGTCGATCGAGTGGGTCGTGAAGTCTCCCGAGCCCGTGAATCCGGTGGTGGCATCGAACGCTTCGCGCGTCGTCGTGGTGGGCGTTCCGTAGCGGTGCGTCCCGTCAACTCCCAGAGCGATGTAGACGAGCGAGCCGTCGCTGGCGAGGTCGTAGGTGTCCTGGCTCGTCTCCGTAGCAGTGGAGACGGTGGCCACGTCCGTTCCGTCGAGCGCAGCGAAGCGACGAAGGTTCGGCTGACCGGCCGCCACCCACACATGCGAGTCCGACGCGGTGAGCCGCTGCGGAGCCGTAGGGTCCACGTTGGTGAGCGACAGCACTTTGGAGCACGATGGCAGAAGGGTTAGCTGCCCCTTCTCCGTGATGTCCACGCCCTCGGACTCCAAGAACCGGTGAGGCGAGGAGAACTCCGGCTGGTCGTGCCGCTTCTGTCCCGCTCCCTCGTGCCAGCTCCGGTTGCTCGACCACGCCAGCGCGTCGAGCTTATTGTCCGAGAGCGAATCCGAGAGCGACTGCCGCTCGACTGCGATGTCCGGCCCGTCCGTCGAGTACGCGGGGATTCCGACGATGGCCTGCGCCTCCGGCTCCAGCATGTATCCGACACCGTCGAGCGCAAAGTCGAACGCCGTGAACTGGTCGGAACGGAGTGTAGTCATGCGCAGTGTCTCGGAAACTTGATAGTTACTGCTCGGAGTGCTAGCCGAGCAAGACCCTGTGGATCCTCGCAGCCATTTGCAATCGAACGGAGCACGGCTCTATAGAGATCATCCTCCAAACCATGGGCGTGTTCGTAGTCGCTTACGTTTTGACGAATTTCCCGCAGACGACGCCGTACATCCGTAGGTGTAGTCATCCCTTGATCCAAGTGAAGTTCGGCGGCTGACGGGATGCAAGTTCCTGCCGCCGAGCGAAGAACGTCCCCATCTGCATCCGCACCGCCGCTATCAACTGAGACTCGCCGGAGCGGGGGCCTGTCCCCTCGACGTGTGGCTTGGTGAACGCCAGCCGGGCGAAGATGTCCGGGTTCTCCAGGTACCGGATGGCTCCCTCAACGATCACGTCTACGGCATCGGCAGGAAACTCGGCATCAGTCGAGTCCGTCCATGCAGAGAGCTCCGTCCATGCGGTCTCGTAGCCGATGTAGGCCGTCCCCGTTCCCGGGTTGTCAGCCTCAAGCTGCACAGCCTTTCCGTTCGTCACAACCGACGTCGGCACCGAAGGCAGGAACGTGAAGGATACCGGCAGCATCGCTGCGTCCGTCCCCATGCGCTCCATGACTGCGAATACACCAGTCGCCGTGGTCGGAACCGAGAGCAGCCGTGCCGAGTCCGTGAACGACACCGATGTCTGCCACTGCCGCCGCCGGAACTGCACCCCGATTGCGCGCAGGGCGTTGTTGATGGCATCCCGGTACTGCGTGAGCAGGAATCGGGGCTTAGGAAGAACCACAGCCCCCGCAGAATGGGACGTGGCCGTGGTGCCCCGCACACCACGGACCATCGTCCCCGCCGTCGCCGACGACTTCGCCGTGACCAATGACGCCTCAAACGTCTGGTCGTACCAGTCGAACAGTGTGTTCACCGGCAGTGCCGTCCCGTCGGCGAACGTGACCGCCGTCGTGGAGTTCGTGTAGCTCCCGCTCACTGTGTCATAGGGCGGGTGGTCTCGAGCGGCAAGTCGCACCTGCTCGATCAGCGCTCCGAGTGTGGGCATCTCACCTCATCCCTCGTGTCTCGTAGCCCTTCCGGAGAAACAAGCTGTTCTGACCTGCCAGCACCGCCCGTGGCCGAGGGATCGGGAATGTCACCAGCAGCGTGCCCCGACCAGTGAGCTCAGCTGCTCCAGTGATGATGAGCGTTCCGGTTCCTAAGAGCGATCCCACACCAACAAGCGTAGCCTCGCCGACAACGACTCGTGTGCCAGCAGCCACCAGGCTCCCAGAGCCCTGCAGCACAGCAGCACCTGATGCTATTTGGGACCCGGCAGCAGTAAGCGCTCCCGAGCCAGACAATGTCGCTGCACCGAGAGCCGTCTGAGCGCCGACAGCCACGAGTGATCCCACTCCCGAAAGAGCGGCAGCTCCCAAGGCAACACGCGTCCCGTCAACCGCCAAGGCACCCGTCCCTGAGAGCGCAACTACTCCGAGCACTACACGCGTGCCATCAGCGGTCAGCGTGCCCACTCCGGTGAGCGTGGCCTCTCCTGTGACCACCGGGGCTTCCGCCGCCGGGACGAAATAGGTGTAGTGGCGACTCGTAGACTGCACGCTCACGGTGTCTGCACGCTCCAGATGAAATCGCGTTTTGTTCCCGCGGTCTGTTTCAGCGTTGCCTTATACGAGGTCAATGCTGGAGTTGGCAGCGAGATAGCTTTTTTGGAGATGGCTTGAGCACCAACGAAGGTCTCGAAATAAGCCACATCTTCCGAGTCTCCCGGGCGCATCGCCATATAGACACGAAGCTCTACCGTGTCGCCCGCCACCATGTTCTTGAGGTTCACGATGAAGATGTAGTTCTTATTGGTCGCGTCAGTCGCCAGCGTTGTCTCTACGCCGATCGTGTGATTGGCAGCGAGAAGCGTCCCTCCGGCGATTTCCGTCGGCACGCTACGCCTCGTCCAGCCATTCGACAACGAGCAACGGGTCCTCCATATAGACCTGCAGCGCGCCAATCAACCGTGAGCGCAGGGTAGCCGAGGTGTCCCCCCGGACAAGCAGAGTGTCAATGACGATGTAGTCAGTGCCACTCACAGGCGACGGCATGGTACGGCTGTTGTCGTCGAGCACGACGAACGTACCCTTGGCGAACGCGATGCCGTTACCGTTCTCGTCGATCGTGGTGTTCACGTCGAGGCTGAATCCATAACCCCGGTTTGCCATATCGGATTCCTCACTGTTGGGCAACCTGCCAGGCAACGTTGGCGGGTGTCATCACTGGTGAGGTCCCGCCGCCGGTCAGGGTCAGGCTGAGATAGTTCGCTACCGTTGTGTTGACGGTCACGGTCGCGGTCTGTGCCGTACGAGCCGAAGTCGAGGCGTCTAAGATCAGGTTCCCGACGGCTGTACCGCTGCTCCCGACGGTACGGATCGTGACCATCGCCGTAACGACGGCGCCAGTACCCGATGTGACCGCCGTCGCTGCTGTGGCACACACCGCCGTGTCCGCAGTCGTGCCTGCCGTCCCGAGGCGGATGCGAGGTAAGATTGTGGGCGAGGTCGCTGTGATAATTACGAACGCATTCAGGATGAATGTCGTCCCGACGTTGAGCGTATTCGCCGGGATGTAGATTCGCCCTCCCCAGGTCGTTGTGACCGTCTCTGTTGTTCCCGAGATGGTTGTCGCGCTGACGTTGGGACGAGAAGCAACAGCTAGGCCGGTGTTAGCAACGATCTGTCTCTGACCAGGGTCGGCAATGGTTGACGTGTCATTGAGTGCAGCCCCGGTATTCCCGGCTAGGTTGTTGCCCACTATTCGGAGACTTCGGATGGTGCCAGAGGTGATGACCCCTTGGCCGTTGCCTATCAGCGACGTTCCGACGGGGCCGATCAGCGAGTTCATGATGGCGATGTCCGGCGTGCCTCCGGTGACCGGTGCGTTGACCCCGGCCGTGGTGTTGTTGGCCGCCCGGCAGAAGTCGATGCCCACTTCCTCGGCCGCGAGGATCTGCACACCGTTGGCCGAGTTGAGGTAGAAGTCGCAGTCCACGAAGTCCACACCACGGATGCCGGTGTTGTTGAGCACCACACCGTTTGTGGAAGATGAGAACCAGCACTGGCAGAACTTCCCCCGGTCGAACACGTTGGGCGTGCCCGGGCCTGTAATGCTCATGCCGGCTGTAGCGCAGTTGTCCAGGAAACAGTTGACAACAAAGGGAGAAAAGATCCCTCCGGCAGCAATCGGGAAATCGAGCCCGATCTTGGCCCGCATGATGTTGGAGTCGGACATGATGATCGAGCCTTGGGTAACTCGAACCCCAGCGTCAGGCTGGGCGTAGATCGAGTCCATCCAGAGGTTGTGGATGTAGGGCGTCCCGTCATCGATGTCCGAGAGGATGCCAACGTTGATCGTGTCTCGGATCCACACGTCGTCGATCCAGCAGGCAACACCTCCGGTGTCAATTGCCGTGAAGTGGTTTTGCATATAGAGATCGCGGATCGTGATGAGTGTGTTGATCCCGGTGTTGATCCCAGCATCCGCTGAGCGGGCGATGATGATGGCCCCGGCGCTGAAGGCTCCTGTGCCCGTGCAGCCCGTGAGCGATGTTCCCGTCTTGCCGGTCCAGGTGATCGCTGTCCAGTTGCCATTGGTAAGGCTGATGCGACCCGTCCCTGAAGTCGGGAAGTCGCCGATGAACGCCACTGAGGTCAGAGCAATCGTCTGGGGCGTCCCTGAGAGTGTCCCGCCGGAGGTTGCCGTAACGTAGGGGACGACCAACCAGAACCCCTCGATCATGGAGGCACCCTCCATGGTGAAGATGTCTCCGGTCAGCATCTGAGAGACGACACGGCACTCGAACATCCCCGCGCCCAGCAAGCGTGTGAAAGCGTGGATGGTGACATTGGAAGCGATGCGGTAGTCACCCGGAGGGACGTAGACCGTGCCGTGAGGCATGGCGTTGGCAGCGTCTAGGGCAGCGTTGAAGGCCCCAGCACTGTCAGCGGTGCCGTTCGGGTCGGCCCCGTAGTCCAAGACGTTGAGGTACGGGCCCTTGACTGTCGGCCAGTCAGGCATCAGTCGAGCGACACGTCCAGATCACCGACCGCGATCTGGAAGGTGTCCCCGGTGTTGACCGCCTTGGAGACGTTGAGCGCTCCGGTCCACAGACAGTTGCCGCTTGTTGACGCATCCCACAGCGACACATGTGAGAGCGTCTCGTTTGCCGTCATCGATGTCCATGTGATCGTGGCGTCGTTCGAGATGGTGCCTCCCGATGCTGCCCCGAAGGTTGCCGCCGCCCTGGTCGTGTGTGCAGCAGCGTTGGAGGTGCCGGCCTCACCAGGGTCGCCGAGATGGAGCTTCACATAGACCGTGGACTGACCGCTGTAGGCCGTGGCATTGAATACGAGATCGAGTAGGACGGTCTCGAGGTAGTTACTGATGCTCATTGGACCCCGCTCATGTCGGCAAGCACGAAGACGTACACCTCATACTCCGTCGAGCCCGCAGGCAGAAGATCGGCACTCGACGTGAACCGGGCACCCACTCTCCCGCTCGTTGCTGAATCCAAGCCCGCTGCCTGCGTGGTCGCCTTCTGGCGAGGATTTGTCGTGTTGATGACCGCTGTAAGCCCGGTCCCGCCACCATCAAGCGTAGCCTCGAACGTAACCGAACCTTGGGTCACGTCGGCGTTACCAACCGCGCTGATGGCTACGATGGAGAACGGAAACGGGACCAAGTCACCTTGGGTAGACGCTCCAAGCCCACTCATAGGAGAGTTTGTCGCCGATGCAGCCAAGTTCGTTTCGTCGAAACCGAAACCGAGCAGCGTCCTCATGCCGCCACCCGAGACGATCCCGGCCATCTACTTGATCCTCACGAAGATCTTGGCCGCACGAGTCGAACTCGGCGGTTCGATGAACGACGTGATCGCCGTATCGGTCTGCTCGTTCTTGTATCCAGCACTGAAGAGATTGGAGAGATCGGAGGCTTTAGCGCCGAAGCCTCGACCGTAGTAGCCGCTGGTCATCTTGACCCCGGGCTGGGTTGTCGGTGCGTTCTGCACCATGAAGACCAGCCACACAAGCCCACGGTAGCCCACAAGCTCGTTGACAGTGATCTCCTGCCGAGTCGCGGAAGCTCCGTTGATCGAAGAACTGTAGTTCACGACCGTGTCAAAGATCACCGCACCTTTGGGAAACCGACCCGCTACCGGATCATCAGCGATAGCGCCTAGCCGGATCGTCGATCCCGCCTCCCCAGCGGTGATGACCTCGATCCCGATACGGTCGATCCCCGGGAACCCCTGTTGAGCAATCGGGAAGGGTGTGGCGTACTGCGTGGAGTTGACCGGTGTCTGCGTGCTGTCGCCGCCTACCATGGCGAGGTAGTACGAACCCGAGCGGTACACCGGCACATCCAAGGCTGATAACGAAGCCAGATCGAGCCCGCCACCGGAGACGACGCCCGCCACTACATCTTCACCGCCTCAAGTTCGTCACCATGGCCGTGCTTGGCTACCCACTCCTCGTACGCCTCTTCGTCCAGCACCTTGGTCTTGACGTGGCCGATGCGGACTCCGGTGTGCACATAGACCGGGATCCCGAGCGTGCGGCAGCGGAGGCAGAACGGCGTGTCCTCCCCGAACTGGCGCTTGCCCATGTAGGCGAACCGGAACCACGGAGCCGGGGAGTCAGGGTCCATGGCAAGCATCTCCTCGAACACCCGGCGGTGCACCAGCATGAACGCTGCACCCGTCGCGTCCACCCGACACATCTTGTCCTTCGGGTAACCCCGCACCTCGGCAAGTGTGAAACCCCCGGACTCCTGATCGTCTGAGGGCCGGGCCACCATCATCACCGGCCAGATACGCCCCTTCGCGCTGCCGGCGAAGCAGAGCCCCGCCACGACCGGGTAGCGGTCCTTGTCCGCCCACGTCAGCAGCTTGTAGAAATCGGCCGGCGTGAAGGTCATGTCCGTGTCCACCATCAGCAGCCACTCCGGCTGATCCGGATGCGACAGGAACCCCCGCACACACTGATTGCGTGCGGCGTCGAGCATCGGCCCCGAGTACAAGCCGAGGTATCGCCCGGCGATGGACTGCGGGCCCTGCATGTCGTCAAGCAGGAGCCCCAACAGCGAGTGGACGAACCAGCAGTCCATCTTGTCCTCGTGGATGAACCCGATCGCCACAGACTTATCGGACATAGATCGCTCCCCGAGTCTCGCCCGCGATTCGGTCCACGTAGATGCCCGTGTCGATGCGGATGCCGGAGTCCCCAAACCACATCGTTGCCGACTGGTCCGCGTTCAGCTCCAACTCCACGACGATAGGAGCCGAAGCCGACGTGCCGTCCCTGATGGCCAGCGTTGCCACGGCGGCTGTTCCGGCGCTCTCTTTGATCGAGAATCCCATCAGGTACGTGCTGCCGGTCATAACCTGCACGTCAGTTGTTGCCGTAGCCAGCTGCAGTGCTACCGCCATATGAGCCTCCTAACGCTTGCCTAGAAGGCTCAGGTCAAGGCAGAGAACCGCATGTGTCTCGACTCCAACCGGACCTTCAGGCTCATCTCGCACAAGGTCATGCCCTTGCGGGCGTCACCCGTCCTCGCCAGCATCTCGAACGACAGCGGCCGGAAGGGCACCTTGGAGACGTACTGGGAGTCGAGCCCGATGAGATCTGTGGTCCGCAGCCATCGGTTGACCATGACCCGGGCGATGCCGAAGTCCGTCAGGAGCTCGCCGACGATGGCTCCCCGCTGCCGGTCGGCACGGTCAATTGTGACAAGCGTGGAGTCGAAGTCGCTGATCTTGACCTTCTGGGCCGGCGGCACGATGAGCAGGTCGATCATGCCCCCGTTGTTGTAGCTGTTCTGCATCTGCGTGCGGATCAGCGAGTAGCTGATGGCGTTCGTGGTCGTAGTGTCTACGTTGGTCGTGATGTAGTACAGAAGCCCGCCCATCGCCCGCCACTCGTTGGTGGTGTCCTCCACCCGGACCCCGTAGATGATCGCCTGCTCGATGGCGACAGCGATCTCCTTGAGCCGGTTGGCAACCTGATGGTCGAACTCGCTGGCCAGCCCGTACTTGCCCCCGGCGTTGGCGATGGCCTCCTCGGTCTCAGACACCTTGACTTCCCAGGGACCGAAAATCTCGGTCATGTTGTAGCGGGCGTTGCGGTCCTGGAAGCGGTGCGCCGACGGGTCCGAGCCTTCTGCGGAGGCCGACCCGATGCCGACCACCTGCGAAGCGTTGGAGTGCTGCGCGTCGGTTCCCCCGAACGCACGAGTGATGAGCAGCGTGTCCGCGGTGGTGCCGTACCCCGAGATGCGGATGACCTCGGCGTCGATGCGGATGATGTCCCCGGTGGCGAAACGCAGACGGGCGCCGGAGGCCACGGTGAGCACGGTGTCTGCTGTAGTGAGCGTGGCCGCCAGCGTCGTCCGTGGCGTCAGGAGCTCCTCGTCCATCCACTCGACCTTCTTGGCGAAGGCCCGGGCGTCAGTACCGAGAGCCGACCGCTCGGGACCGAACGGGGTGTCTGTGCCGTTGAAGGTCCCGAGCAGCGGGACGTCGACCGGTGTCAGCGTGTAGATGAAGTCCTCCATGTCCAGCTTGACCCCAACAGTGAGGTCGTACGTCGCTGCGGTGCCAAGTGGCATGTCCTACGCTCCTTTACGCGCTCGATACCTGCTTGCCCGGATGGTCCCAACGTCCCGTGTTGCGTGTCTCGGCGAACTCCTTGACGCCGCAGGGGTCCCCGTTCTCCTTGAGGTACGGCATGACGGTTCCGCCCCCGCGCTGCTCGACGGCAAAGCCCCGCTCCCACGAGTTGAGCGGCTGCGCCTGCGGACCCCAGCGGTAGTTGCTCTGCGTTCGGGGAGAGACGTTGAGACTCCGGAGCACAGCTAGGTTCGCCCGCCCGCAGGAGCAGAACCCTCCTGTTGCTCCATGAACGCTCTCGCCACTGCGCTCACGAACTCCCCACCCGCTACATCCGCAGGCCGTCCCTTCTGCCTCGCTGCTTTCCATGCCTCGATCCCTGCCTCCTGAGGTGTCTTGCGTGGCGGGGGTCCGCCTGCGCTCGAGGTCGCCACGTCTGCCGCCGTCTGCTGTGCGCTCGCTTGCTTCGCCTTGGCCTCCTTCGCCGCCTGCAGCACCGCCCGGTACTCGTCCACCGTGTCGAACCCCAGTTCCTTCGCCTGCCGCTCCTCTGCCGCCCTTGCCGCCTCAGCCTTCTCCGCTGCCTTGGTGCGGATCAGCGTCGGCGTGATCTGATCCGGGGGAAGGTCACCGACATCGGCAAGCGTGACTCCCTCGGCCTTCGCCTCAGCCACGGCAGTAGCAAACGCCCGCTCCCTGCGGAACGCCTGAAGTTCTGCGGCATCCCGCTCCTGTGCTGCCCGAATCTCTGCCAGCTCCTTCTCAAGCTGCTTGGCGTGCTTCCTGAGCCCTGCTGGGCCGTCGGTGCCCTCCGTTCCTTCGCCGTCCTCAACCACCTGCATCTCCTCTCATCCCCGGGGCCGAGGGCGGCCCCATGTACGCAAAAAAGGCGCAGCCCGGATGGACTACGCCCCTGTGGCGGAAGGCTGTATCTCGGCCGGTTGGGGAGGGGGCCCCCGGTTGGCCGGACCTTGCCGCTCCCGAGATTCTAAAACGAGAACGGCCGGGGCGTCGAGGGACCGCCCGGCTGCGAGGTGACTGCCCCCCCGCTGATGAACTGCGCCTTGTTGGCGAGCTCAGCCTGCCGGAGCGCACGGAGCCGCTGCATCCGAGGGAGGCCCTGCCGGTAGATGTTGATGGTCGGCTCCTCAAGCTCCTCACCGACGGTGGCCTGCGCGGGGACCGTTGACGTCGTCGGAAGGAACTGGTTGCCCACCGTGGCCGTAGCTAGGTTCTCCGCAGTAACGCCTAGGCGTTCGTTGTAGACCTGCTGGGGGACACCCGCCGAGATGGCCTGCTCATAGGTCTGGCGTAGCTCATCGGCGCTGGGAAGGCCGAGCGCCAGCGCGAAGAGGCCCTCGGCTCCCGGGTCCACCCCCGTGTAAGCGTAGAACTGGCGTCCCACATACGGGTTGTTGCGCAGTTCGTCGTAGGCGGCAAGGTCCTGCGCCACCTCATCGGCCGAACGGCCGGACTGGGCGATCGCTCCCAGCTCGGCGCGGGTCAGAGGCCGGTAGCCCACCTGCATGACCTGAGACTGAATCGACCGCTCCCACTGCACGTACTCGGCCGGCCGCATGATGAGCTGCCCGTTGCGATCCCGGATGCCGGGGAACCGGGCTTGGAACGTCGGGGTGTTCTCCTGCGTGAGCAGCAGGTAGTCAGGATCCGTGACACCCGTCGAGAGGTAGATCTGGTAGACCTGATCCGCCAGCTCTCCCACGTCAAACGCCGAGAGGATGGACCGGATGATGTCCGACCCGGCCATCAGGCGAAGCCCATCCGCTGCAGGAACCCGAAGCCGACGGCCCGAGCGTCTGTCTCGGCCCTCGCCGTGTTGTCATAGCCGTAGACCGTCTCAGTGCGGAGTGCCTTCTGCATGTCCGTCCCCGTCCACGGCTGCCCAGTCTCCGGGTTGGTGAAGAGGAACCGCTGCCACTTCGGATCCCGTATGTCGATGCCGTTAGGATTCAGCTCCAGCAGGTTCGCCGCATCCCCGATGTACTGAGAAGCGTACTGCTGTGTCGTGCGCCCTTGATCGATCGCAGTCGCCAGTCCCGGGTTGTTGTAGTACGCCTTCGCCACGCCGCCCCACGTCGCCTTGAACGCATCCTCCGTGGAATCGCCGGCCGTGATCGCCTGTGCCCACGAGGCCAGTTCGCTCTCGGGGATCCAAACGGCATAGGAGGCCCCGATCTGGCGCAATCGCTCCTTGAGGGCGCCAACGTCGGAAGCCACTGGGGCATTGACGAAGTCGACCTCGGCGAGGATGCCGGCCTTGACCTGCTGGGGGGACCACCCGAGCTGCACCGCATGCATGGCGATGCGCTCGATACGGTCCTCGGGGAGCGGCGTGCCCATGGAGCGGGCCTGCTCCCGGATGGCAGCCTTTTGCTCCTCGAGCTGCGCTGCTGCCTCAGCCGGGTCGGTCGCCTGCGTGGCTTGCCACTGCCGAGCTGTCTCGGAGGTCGTCTTCCACCAGTTCGTGGCGAAGAGAGCCCCTTCGAGTCGAGCCCGGTCCCAGCCTTCCTGTGCCGCCTTGAGCAGAATGGGCCCCACTTCGGGATGATCGAGGAAGGATGCCAGATAGCCGTAGGTGCTCCGGGCGTAGGCGATAGGGTCAACGGGAGCCGCAGGGGCCGTGTTCGTCTCCTGAGCCACTACACGGCCCCCTGACGCCGTTGTGGTGGAAGCAGCTTGCATCGTAGGACGTCCCATCTTCGCCATGACTTGGCTGGCGTACTCGCTAATGCTCGGGTACTGTCCACCGCCCTGCCTGACCGTCTGGTTCTTCGAGGCGAAGCCGGGACCTGCGTACCATGCTTTGGCGACGTCGGCCCAGTTGCCGAAACGGGCGTAGTAGGACTGGGCAAGCTGGCGGGCCTTTTCGTCCTGAATGGCCGGAGGTGCCATCCAAGCCTCGGCGTAACCCTTGTAGTTGGCCCACGTCCCGGGCATAAACTGGTAGGCGCCCGACGCACCGGAAGGGTTCCGAGCGGTGTAGTTGCCGCCGGACTCCTGAGCCTTGAGCGCAGCAAGAAACGAGCCAAGGTCATCCGCCACCGCCGCCTCCGATGCCTGCAAGGATGCTCAGGAAGGAATCAAACTGGCCCGCTATGTCGTGGCCCCCGACCGTCGTCGGCTGTGTGGCCCGGATCGTGGCCTCAGCGGCAGCCTGCGGAGACGGGGGCTCGGTCACGGTACCTCCCGGCCCGCCTGGCAGACCGGAGCCTCCAGCGCTGTACATGGTCTGCTGCGCCTGCCGCTCGGCTTCCTGCTGATCGGCGATGAACTTGGCGACGCGGTCCTCGTCCATGTCCCGGCTGCCGGTGAGGGCCACTGCTGCGGCTTGGTAGATCCGCCGGAGGTCGGTGGGCGAGGTGAGCTGGACGATCAGGGGTTGCCGCTGCTGCTCGGCCTTCTCCGCTCCCCCGGCCGTCACGGCTTCGTCGAGCACCTCCGTGAGAGCCTTGCCACTGCGCGCGGTACGGGTGAGGGCTCGCTTGTAGGCCGCGTAGGAGTCATCGTCGGCGACACCGAACTGAGGCTTCTTACCGGTGGCGGTGTAGTACGAGTCGTCGTAGAAGCCCCCAGCGAGGAGCTTGGCCTGAAGCTCGGCGACCTGATCCTCCGGGAGCCGATAGAACCCCTGCGCCGCCTCGATCAGACGGGCCGTGACCGGGACCCGAGGAGGCGTCGGCGACGGAGGGCCGAGCAACGGGGACCCCAGCTCGCCAGCTCGAGGCTTCGGGGGACCTGCAAGAGGAGATCCGGGGTAGCCCGGAGCCAGTTGGTATCCGAGCCGGATAGGGACCTCACCGACCGCAGCATCGATGCCGAACAGACCAGACGCGAAAAAGGATTCATCGCCTGCAGGATCACCAGCACCGGGGACGTACGCCATCAGTCCACCTCGACCCGCATCAGACGGTCGTACATGGGCTTCACGTCGGGATTGGTCCTTACGAAGTCTTCTGCCCACGAGGCGAAGGACTTGGCCTCGGCCTTCTTTCGGATTGAGGCTACCTGGGAGTTCACGCCAGCGAAGCGCTGCTGGTAGGAGAGGTGGTTGTCATAGGACTCCATCAGCTCCCGCATTTGCAAGGTCTGGGAGTTCTGGGGTGCCCGGGGATCACGGAGAGCCAGACGCACCTCGTCAAGCTGCTGCTGCTTGCGCTCAGCGTTGGCTCCCGACTCAGCAAGCATCATGGCGAAAGTGGGGTGAGAGGCGAGGAATCCCTCCTTCCATCGTGCCCAGTTCTGCCGCTCTCGGGCAGCTGCCGGAGACCCTCGATGGTCCTTGAGGTACTTCTCCTTGGCGTCCCGTGCCCTGAAGTACTCGTCGGAGGCTGAGGCGAACAGGACGTCGTCGAGAAACTCCTGCGGCGTCTTGCGGACCCGCATCTCCGTGATGAGCTGCTCTCGGTAGGCGAGCTGGGAGAACTTCTCGTCTGTCGGCTTCTGCGGCAGGAACAGACCCCCGGACTGCTTGTAGGACATCAGAAAGTCCCGGTTGTCGTTCATGAAGTTGAACGTGGACTCCGTCGCTGGGAGCGGAACATGGGTCTGCGACTGGGACTGGAAGACGGTGTAGGCCGTAGCGTCAGGGTGGCGAGCGATGAACTCCTTGGTCGCTTCCTCGATCGGCAGCGTGCGGAGCAGGTTGCGGTACTCCTTGTGCAAGTCGTCGGGGTCGAGCTGGAGCTCGGGGGCAGCGGGGACAGAGAATCCGTAGGCCGTCCGGGTCAGGAACAGGACTCGGGTCCAGTTCTTCACCCGGTCGATGAAAGCGTCCTTCTCGGCCTCCGTCGCCTCGTCGGGCAGGCCATGACCGGAAGCTTCGAGATAGGCCATGGCCTGCATCATGGCCGAACCCATCTGCGCCGACGACTCCGGATTGTCTGCCAGGGCGTGCCACAGTCGTGCCACGGAGGTTGGCGTGACCTGCTCCCAGTAGGGACGGCCGGCACCCCGCTCCGTGAGCACGGCCTGCTCAAGTTCCGCCAGCTCAGGGAAGCGGGCCCGAAGCGCGTGGATCCCAACGGCGACGAGGGGACCCACCGACGGAAGGATGCCCAGCCCCGGCGTGGCGAACTTGACCCGTCCGGAGAACCCCACCGGCAGAGGGAGCTTTGCCTTCTCGCCGGTCACCAGCTCCATGCTCTTCGTAAGCACGTCCTGTACGACCGAGACGGCCGGATACATGAAGTAGTCATCACCGTTCTCGTCGGTTTTGAGGATGCCGGAGTGGCGGAACCCGGCCATGACGAGCTGGGCCTGCCGGAATGCCTCGGGGGAATGAACGAGCATCCGTGCCCAGCGACGGAAAAACTGCTCCTGAGCTGCCTGGAACGGGACGAAGTTGCGCGTGATGACGGCAAGCTGGGAGCGGATCTCATTGTCGTCCACGTAGGCTGTCGTCTTGTTCACGGCTCGCTCGACGGCCACCTCCCGGAGCTGGGCGTCAACGTGGTCCCCGAGCTTCAGGATGCCCGACTCGGAGCGGGCCTTCTTGATAGCCACGTTGCGGAGCTGCTGCGCCCTTGTCTCGTGAGCAAGGTCGCTCATGTCACCGCGGGGCAACTTGAGGGCCTCGGCGTATGCTTTGTCTCCGGCCTTGACCGCCGCCACCTCGGCCTTGGCGAGCGCCTCCCGCTCGGCCTGATCCATGAGCAGCCCGCGGAGACCCTCGACCTCGCGCTTGGCCTGCACGTAGTTGTGGACGAACAAAGGCTGGCGAGCCATCCAGTCGATCGGCCGGGCCACGATCTCCTCGAACCCGGCGTCAATCATCTTCTGGAAGGCGGAAGCAGCTACCGGCATGACTTCGGCACCCTTGACTGCCGTGGGCCGCACATCGACTGCCACGTCAGCGAGCCGGGACAGACTAGGGCTTTGGCCAGAAAGGAGCTCCGTGGCGAGTTCGGGGTAGACGAGATCCCCGCTGGCGCTACGGGTGTGGGCGTTGACATGGTCCACGACTGCGGAGGCCCAGTCCCGCAGGGCCTCCTCTTCGGTGGCCCCCTGCCCTACAACCCGCCCATCGCGCGTCTGGGTGGCTCTCAGGGCCCGCTTGCGCAGCGAAGCGGAGGCCGGGGACTGCAACAGGTCGTAGACAGCCTCGATCTGATCGGCCCGGCTCTCGTCGGCGTGCTCAAGGACCCGGCGAGCCAGCTTGTCCGAAGCGATCTCCCCGAGCGAGTCCTGCCATGCCTGGTCGAATCCGCTCTCGACCGGGGCGTACTCTCGGAAAGCCCCCGTCCGCTTGAAGTAGACCGGACGCATCTTGGAGCCGTCCCGGGTCATGCGAGTGGCTGTGTCCGAGTCGGCGAGGTAGCCCCGCCAGCCATGGGACGAGGCACTCACCATGTCGGCGAACGAGGACTGCATGATGCCGTGGTCCCACAGCTCTCGGGCGGCCTTCACGTACTCCTCGCCCGCCAGTGCCCCTTCCACTTTGCGAAACGCCTTGGCCGTGTAGCCCCCGATGTAGCGGGAAACGGCCTCAACCGGCTCCGTCACACCCTCGGGCACGTACTCGGACATGCGGTTCCACACACCCCGAAGGGGATTCCACGGCAGGATGCGGGCCACGTCCTCGACCAGCTCCCGTTCCTCGCCCTTGGCCACGCTGGCGGCCAGCCTGCCCCGGGCGATGGGCACGAGACCCTCCCGCATGATGGCGCCAACGAGCTCCTCACCACCGGCCCGAGGAGCAAAACCGAGCCGGATGAGTGTCAGAGGCTTCCACGCCGAGGACATGAACCTGTCGGTCATCTCGGTCAGGTTGACCCCAGTTACATTGTAAATCCCTCGCATCAGCGAGAGTCGTTTACTCTGCGCCCAGAGCACCTTGTATGACGGCATCGACCACTGATCCGTGAGCTGCCCGGCGAGGATGCCTGCGGAAACCTGCTTGCCGCCTACCACCATCTGGTCAATATCGCCTGCGGAGTAGGCCCGCTTGCCCACTCCATCATCAAGGCGACCCATGAACTGAGCAATGAAATTGCGGCCCTCGACGGTGGAGTCCACTCCGGCCGCCCGGAACACCTCGCCGAGCAGGCCCTTGTAGATCCCGAACCGGGCTCCGAGGTTGCCGGAGGCCCCCACCCATGCATCGACCAGTTCCCGCACGCGGGGGGCCGGGAGGGCGGTGGCAGCCATGCGCTGGATCGCCGTGACCGCCTCCGGCGATGAAGGGTCAAAGTCCATGCCCCGGGGGATGAGCGTCGTGAAGCGGCGGGCGAACTTTCCTGCGGGGACCACGAGACGGCCGAGGCCCTGCTTGGGCATGTCGGCAGCGAAGTCTATGGTGTGCTTCGTGGCCACCTTGAGATCAAGCCGGACGAGACCCGCCTGGGAGATGTGGGGCATAAGGGGAGCAGCGTGGGCAACTCCGGAGACAGAGCCGTTGAGCAGCGACGTGAGACCCTGCGCCTCCTGAAACCACTCGCCGAGCCGCTGCCCACTCGTTACGCCATCGGTGACAAGCGTGTCCACGACGCCTGCGTACTGGGGATACCGCTCGACGAGCTCGCCGTAGGCCCCCCGATCGAGGTAGGAGGCCACGTCGTCGAGATGACGGGCTACGGAGGGCCGAGAGACAAGGTTCGCCACATCCTCAGCGTCCCGCACAAGGTAGCGAAGCTGGTTCGCCCCCTTCACGACCTCGAGCCCTGCAACCGCGGGGTCCCCGAACCACGACCAGATGGCGTCAGTAGAACCAGACACGACCGTCCATGCCTTGCCGGATGACGTGGGATCGAGCCCAACGGTATGAGCGAGGCGACGACCGAGAGAGTACTTCTGCCCGTCAAGGAAAACAGCAGCCTTGGCGACGTCGGGGTCTTGGTTCATCCGCTCGACGAGACGGGCCTTGTCCTCTTCGGGGATGCCCTCCACAGCCTCATCAACACCCATCTGCGGGTTCGCACGGTGCTCGCTCACGAGTGTGGCTAGCCGCAGCCCTTCCTCGTCGAGCTTGGGCAGGACAACCCGTTCGTCAGGGTCCACCATCGCCAACGCATCTTCATCGCCCCGGAGAGCCCGGAGAGCGTTGGGGTTGAAGGTGTCCTCCTCACCCTGCGTGCGATCCCAAGCCCGGGCCCACTCGGCAGGAGAGAACGTTCGCTGAATGGCCTCGGCGCCGAACCCGCTGTAGCCCTCGGCCCGGAGCTGGTCCGTGATGGAGGCAGCAGCTCGGTAGGCATGGTGCAGGGCCCGCACCGGGGCTCCCAGAGCGTGCAGAACATCGCCGATGACGCCCCGGTCGTCCTCTGCCTCTGCGGCTGCCTGAGCCTCAGGGGAGAGATTGCCCCGGGCGATGGCGGGGGGCTTGTAGCCAGCCCCGGTCAGGAGCTTTTGCTCGGCGGCCGAGAGACGAGACCAGATGGAGACCTGCACGGCGGCATCGTTGCGCTCCACGTAGGTGCGGAGCTGGGAGGCCGAGGCGAACCCGCCGACGGCTTTGGCCGCGGTGTCGATCTGATCGTCGGGAGAGGTGGCGGCGAGACCATAGAGGGTAGCGGGGTCAAGGTGAGGGGCCGCCCTCGTGGCGATGATGAGGTTCTGTTCCAAGCTCATTGCCCGGAGGCACTCGCTCGCTGGGCCAGCTCACGCAGCACCGGAGATCCCGTTGCCATCGCCGCCCGTTCGATGATGGCTGACACCGACCCGCCGTCGGGGGCACTCACCAGCATGTTCGGACCGGCGCCCACAGGGACGCCAGCGGTGACAGGCTCCGTCGGGCGATTGGTGGGGCGGGCGAGGATCTGCGCCAGTGTGGGCACGACGGGCTGGCCCCCTTGTGCGGGGCGGCCCTGAGGCTGCGGCTGGGCCGGAGGTGGGCGCAGAGCGGGGGCGGGGTTCGTCTGTTGGGCCTGCTCCACCATCTGCCGGTTGCCGTACATGAGCCCCGGAGGGGCTTGCACGGGCTGGGCAGGGGCGGGCTGCGAGAGATCCTGCCGGTTAGCGAGACGGCCGGGGCCTGCCGGGGGTCGGGGACGGTTGTCCGGCGTACGGGCACCGCCCCTACCGTCAGCCACGCTTGCGCCTCCTGCTCCGGTCTACGCCCTTGATCCGGCCCTTGTTCCTCGACGCGTAGAACACCCGCTTCCCCTTCTTGGGGCCATAGGTGCGCTGCATCGAGCGCATGATCTTGCGGCCCTTTTTCGTGAGTGGCACGTCAGCCTCCCATCCCGAGCAGCGCTTCAAGGCCACCAGGAGGCGGTGGAGCCATCGGAGGGGCGGCCAGACCAGGGGGTACCGGGGCCACAGACTCCGGAGTCGCCTGCGCCTGGCCGGGAGGGTTGTCGACCATCCACTTCCGGTAGTCCTTGCCACTCTCGGCAGCGTCGATGGCATTGAGGATCCAGTCGATGGGCACGGCTGACTGGCCGGCGAAAGCGCTCTCGAGGAGGAACTTCTCCATCTTGCCGACGAAGATGCGACGCTTCTCAGCCGACAGGGACCGGATCCACGGCAGGCCCTCCATGACCGTGTCTACGCTGATGGCATCGGCGCCGAGCACCTGCAGCATGGAGAGGCGGTCCTCGAAGCCGCCGAGGCCGGGGCCGTACTCCACCTCGATCATGCCGAAGCGGTCCCCGATGTCCTTGGAGGGCTTGTAGGACTCCAGGAACGTCTCGCCGTGGCCGTGGCCGGAGATCACCTTCTCCTCGGCGCCGAACACCTCTCGATCGATTATCAGCGCCGAGGTGTAGACCTTGGGGAGCCAGAACCCGAAGTCGTCGAAGAACGCCTGTACCGTCTCGACCGTGACCCGGGAGAGCTCGACGAGCCCCCGGCCGGTGATCGGGCCGCCGGTCACCTCGCCCCGGCCGGCCTCCGTCTCGTTGTGCATGGTGCGGATGAGGTCCTGCACCGCCGCCATGTCCCGGTCCACCTGGAACGTCGCCGGGGGGCTGACGAGCTTGGCGTCAGCGTCGGGCGTCTCGGCAATCAGCAGGCGCTTGGCAGGGTCGGGCCGGACCCCTTTGGCGAACATCCAGGGCCACACCACGGCGTCATTGAGTGATAGCTTCTGATCGAGCAGGCGCATGAAGGCAATTTCGAGCCCGACGGTCTGCTCGAACGAGGAGGTACCCGCGGGGGCGCCGATGGCGTAGGTGGTCGGGAATTGCCAAGGGCACCAGCCAGCGCCGTGCTCTGCGCGCCCAAGCTCGATCCCACCGAACACGGTCTGGACCACCTCGTCGTCGTAGAACATGTAGAAGGTGTACATGTCCCGAAGCGCCTGCGGCTTGTCCGGGATCATCTTCCGTAGAGTTTCGTTATTCGGAAACATCCTGAGGAGCTGATGACCCGTCGCGGACTTGCGAATGATGCAATCGTCCAACGTGGCACCGGCGTCAGACATCGGCGAGGGGACAGAGACGGAGTAGGTCGAGGTCGAGTCCCAACCGGGACCGGGAAGCACATTACGGGGATCCTCCACGAGGAGCTGCGGACCACCTAGTCGCCGGTTGGGGAACACACCCACCCCGAAGGCGCCAAAACCAACAGCGAAGTCGGCGATCACCCGGGCCTTGCGCTTGAAGTCCCACAGCCGGTTGTAGGCGAAGCAGATCTTCTCCAGCTTGTCGGCCCGGTCCTGCTCGCGCGGTGACAGCTTGAGCGGGGTAACCCGGATGTCGGGGACCTTGCCCACCATGCGTGCGTAGGCGTCCCAGTCCCGGCGGATGAAGTTGGCCACCTTGGGGATCTCGCCTGCCCGGAATTCCTTGGGCCACAGCTCATGGAACCGACCGTGGTAGACCTTTTCCAGCACATCCCAGCGCTGCCGGTCGGACTGCATCGCCTGCTCGCGCTCGGAGGCGAGAGAGGCGATGTCCTCGGGGTCAAGAGGCACTTTGAGCCCCCAACATCTCCATCAATGCCAACGAGGGGGCTCCGCCAAGGAATGCCCGAGCCAGGATCTCCCACTGTCCGACTGTGTACCGAACCGTCTTGCGCCCGTCAGGGCCTACGAACAACGGAGGCCAGCGTAGTAGCTCCAACGCCTGTTCGTCTACGAACTCATCCGGTGTCATGGATTCCGCACGGCTGAAGCGGTCCTCGTTCAACTCACGGCCTCCAGTCTCGGGGGCGGGCCCACGAACCCACCGGGCACGTAGCGGTCGAAGCTGTCCATCTGGTCCATGCCCCGGATGGCAGGCAGCCACCACTTGGGGAACCACAGGGCCAGCAGCAGGTCGTCGGTCGGCAGCCGCTTGAGCATTTCGTCGATCAAAGGCTGGAATGCGTAGCGGGCGTCGTAGTCGCCCCAGGGGATCCGGATGTTGCCGTTCTCGACGTCGGGTCCGAGCGTGTCGAATCCCATCTCCTTGTGGGCCTTGTTGCGCCCGTCGGTGTGCTGGTAGAGCACCCGGACCCCGGCAGCCTGCCGCCACTCGTTGAACTCCTCGGTCTGGACGAAGAAGTCCGCCGAATTCTTCTCGATCGTGAGCACCCGTGGGCGGTAGCGCTCCCCCCACGACCGGAGCAGGTTCATCATGTCGGGAGTCTGCAGCCGCGCCCGACGGATGTCGAGGAGCCGGGGGGCGTACGTCTTCCCACTCTGCGGGATGTCCATGACCAGTGCCCCGCAGAACTTCGTCGGCGACGGGTCGATCGAGACCACCCGGATCGTGGGGACCTCCTTGCCGCTGGCGAAGACGGGGGCTCGCTCCCCCAGCCCGCGGTCCCGGTCGAGGCAGCCGGGGTACCCCCCGCGGCCGTGGATCCATTCCTCCCGGAACCGGGCGATGCCCCAACCGGCCGAGTTCTGCTGGTGCACGCACTCGAAGATCTGCTCGCCGAGGAGCGACCGCTGCGCCATCACGCGCTTCCAGGTCCACTTCTCCGGGCAGAGCACGACCCGGTTGCCCCGGTCGAGGATGGTCGGCTCCCGGATGGTGGCGAAGACAGGCCGGAGCTCGTCGGCGTCCTCGTCGTCGGCTTCCTCCAGCGATGGCATGGTCTCGAGCTGCTTGTACGGGGAGTTCTCCAAAGGCAGCTCGGCCCCGGTCGCGCTGATCTCGGCGTAGGCGTCGTCGAGCCGGGTGAAGATGTGGACCCGGAGCCACCGGATGATGTCGTCGGCGTCCTCCGGGGTCCGGCAGTTGTCGAGGTCGGCCACGTCGTCGAGCTTCAGCCGGTTGAACCCGCGGCCCAGCACGGACGACCGCTCGCCGATGACCGTGAGCGAGTAGTCCCCCGACAGGATGGCCCGCTGCCGGCCGGCAACCGTGAGCGAGTAGGTAGAGGACTGCCAGATGGCGGTGGAATCCTTGAACCGCCCGTAGGCTTGGATCAGCTTGTCGTTGAACTCCAGCCGGTTGGCGACGGCGTACCAGTTCTTGCCGGCCTGCTGCTTGGAGGCGGCGACCATGCCCACCTGCAGGTCCCGCAGCGGGTTGGCAGGGTTCTCGTAGTACTCCCAGGGATAGCCCCCGCCGCACATGTGCCACGCGGTCCGCAGCGTCGTGATGGCCTCGGTCTTGCCATGCCGGGGACCGGCCATGATGAGGGCGAACTGGTGGTCGTCCACGAACTTCGACCACCGCTTCTGGCACTCGAACAGCTCTCGCTCCTCGAAGAGGCGGCACCAGAAGACGAAGTCCCGGAGTGCTTCGAGGTGGTCGGTGCTCTTGATGTCGTCGACGAAGCACTTGGGGGGCGGTTTGTCCCGTTCGTAGTCCTCGAGGGCTCCAATATTGGCTGAGGGCCGGGATCCGGAGTGGGACGAGGGAGCGTCGGGAGAGAGAGTCAGGCCAGCGATGATGCGGTTGATCGTCCGGCGGTTGGGGGGCTTCTCCCGGCCCTTCCATATCGTCGGGTGTGAAGAAATCTCCTGTGCCGTCCACCCGTCGTTGGCAAGAGCACCGATCCTACGGCGTTGCGCAGTGGTGACCCGCTCTCCCGGCATGCCCTGATGGTACTGGAGATCGACCCGTCTTGTCCCAGTCTTGTCCCAGAGACACGCTCAGGGTTGCAGTGTTGTCCGCAGGGTTGGAGGGGCACAGTCACAACCTATCCCGTAGCCCACTACACATCCCCGGGTCAAACGCAATACCGCAAACGACGTAGCTTGCCTACGCACCACAAGATACGCCATCTGCAGTATGGAGCTGGTGGACGTAGAGACCGATACTAGGAGTACACCAGCGAACAGAGAGGAACCAGATGAGCCGCATCAGCCACCTTCAGCCCTACCAGCTTCACATCATGCGCAACGCCTGTAAGCACGACGGAGTACCCGAGCTCGCCAAGCACTGCTGGAAGAACGCTCCCGAGCCGGCCGAGTGCGAGATGGTGCGGATCGCCTCTGCCCTTGACACATACGCCACGATCAACTTCGCTGGGGGCGAAGCCCTCCACCTCGCCAAGCTGCTTCGTTCGATGGCAATGGGCGCCAAGTGGTCCACCATCGACCTCGGATTCCCTGGACACCCCGACGTTCGCAACGTGCTCGTCTAGACCCTCCACCGCTGGTGGGGCGATGGGGACCCTTCGGGGTCCTCTTTCGCGTCTAGGCGTCGACCACCTGCAGCCCCGCCTCTGTCTTGACGACCTGACCCTTGAAGGACGGATCCACCGTCACCTGCAGGGGGATGGAGTCGTTCACGTCGTTGGGCACGTCCAGCACTCGGGAGCCGGCCCACTTCGACTCGACGTGCTCCCGCTTGTCGGCCTCGGCCACGTCCCAGTGCTCGATGATCTCGCCGCCCTCGGGGGCCCTGGCAGCTCCTACCTCGATCACCTTGCGCTTGGGGGCCGGAGCTCCCTGGGCCTCGTCGATGAGCGTCTGGTCCGTCTGGACGTCTGTGGGGGGCACCAGGCCCTCGCTCTGGCCTCGCTGCACCAGCTCCGGGCTCTCGTCCTTCTTGGTTGCCATGCGGGCCTCCTCGTCGATTGTGGGCCCACTCAGTCTACGGGACCAAGCGAGCGACGGCGAGGCCCACGATGAGGACCAGGATCAGCGGGATGGTAGCCCACGCATGGAACAGAGCCAAGGCGAGCAGGGCCACAATGCCCACCGCTATGGCGATCCAGGCTCCGGGGCTCAGTCGCATGGCCCTATTGTGCCGTATCTCGGCTCTCCAAGGGCTTTCTCGTCGGTTCTGGGGGCAATGAGCGGGGTCTGAGGGCACGCACGCGGGGAGTCCGGCCCGTCAAAAGTCTCTGTAGCGCTTCCAAGCCCTCGTCAGACTGTCATTCGGCGGCACCTGTCTCAGCCCCAGCTCCCGCATAACCGATATGAGTTCGTCCGCGAGAGAAGCCCGGATCGCGACTGCGTAGAGTGCAAGCTCGTGCCGGGACACCGGACAACCAGCCAGCTCGGCGACAAGGTCCAACACATCCTGTTCCGGTCCAATCAGTCTCCCTGTCCATGCGCCGATCACAGCTGCTTGTCTCGAAGTCAACCGGTTCCACACTGGTTCCAGCCAAGACTCAAGCGGAGTTGGCACGTCCGCCTCTGTGGGGTCCATCGCCGATACCCCTCCTTATGTCGTCTTCCAGATAGTGGAAATTCCTCAACCGTCGGCCAACCGTCGGCAGAGTGTCAGCGTCGGCATAGGTATGAGAATCCCAGACTGTGAATAAACCTGTTTATAAGTATCTACACTATATGTGTGAGGGTTCATTGGACCTATTTAATCTATATTACCGTTTTTTCCTAGGACCTTTTTCATTCTCTTTGCCGACACTGCCGACGTTTTGCCGACGGTCGGTCACTTCACAAGAACGTACATGTACGAATCTTTACGCTGTCCGGGCTCTTTCCGGATTGTCCCTCTTGAGATGAGTACCGCCAGCGTCTCCGTAGCTTCCCGCCCTCTCGCATGGCTGAGCGGGCCTCGCATCAGGTCTCGCTCCGTAGCCTGCCCGCCGTGTTTTTCGAGATGCCGGAGCACGGCTCGCTCGAGCGCCGGGGAAGCCACGATGTACGTTTTCACCGGTAGCACGTCGCCCATGAACAGGTCCCGGGCCTGCTCGGCGTAGAAGGCCCACAAGTCCTCAGCCCGGTCCACGCCAGCCGACGTCAGCCCGTATTCGCCCCCACACACCTCCCACATCGCTGACAGCACGATGGCGATGCGGGCAAGGTGGGTCTGACCCTTCCCGAAGTACCCTTCGAGCTCCTCCGGTGCGTCTCGCTCAAGGTCGATCGCGCGCTGTCTGGCCTCCGTGAGACACCCGGGTACCTCGCAGACGACCTCAGCCTCCTTGAGCTCGTACAGGGCCCGCACGATGCCCTCCCACGTCCCCCGCACGTTGCGAGGCACGTCCGGGGTGTCGGCCGCCACCGGCACCTTGGGCAGCACGCAGTACAGGAACCGCTCAGCCAGCCCGTCCCGCACTGCTGTGAGTCCGGCGAACACGTCCGGCTGCACGCCGCCGATCACCGACACGCAGGGATTCTCGACCACGATCCGCTTGCGTGAGACCCGGAACACATCGAGCAGGTCCCCGTTCCATGCCTCCACCCACCGCTGCCGGTCGTTGCCCTTCCCGCCCTTGTACTGCCCCATCGAGTTGAGCCAGCCCACGAGCTCGTCGGCCACCATGACCACGCCTCGCGGGTGGGCCTTGAGCGCCAGCGCGAGCACCTCCGTCGTGACGTCCTTCATCAGTGGCGATTCCAGTTGTGGCTCCGGCGTCTTGCCCGGCGTCTCCTCCCACAGCTCATGCTCACGCTGCCAGGATGCCGCCCGTTCCTTGTGGATTGCCTCAAGGGGTGCCTTGGCGGCCCGCAGCGCCGGTGACTTCCGTCGGCTCACGTCCCCCACCAGCCCCGCGTAGATCCCCGGCCGCTCGATCCACCCGCCTTCGCCCTTCACGTCGAGCCAACGTGTCCGACCGATCACCGATGCCGCTACCGCCAACACGCACGTCCCGACCGCCTCTGGCGCCACACACACGCTCGAGGCCGTCTGCTCGATGAACTCGGCTACCTGCCCCGGCCACACTCCCAGCGGGTACTCGACATGAGGCCGCGCGCCATTGGGGGACGGCACGGTCGGTGTCCGCTCTGCTACAGTGATCTCACCAGAGTCCCCCTCTGAGCTGTTTGAGAGCCCCTTTCCCCGGGGGCTCTCTCTCTTGTCCGGGGGCCGTTCCGGGATGTCATCCAATGTTGTAAAGGTGGTCCCAATCGCTTTCGAGGTCACGTTCTCGTTCGATGTCGTCGTACTCCTCGTCCCAGAGCTCGCCCCATCCGTCGCATGTGGAACATCCGCTCCCGAATCCGTCGCAATCTGGGCATGGGATGTCTGCCATTGCTCACTCCTCTCTGGTATCTGCCTCGGCTGCCGCTTCCCCGCTTCAAGCCCTGATCGGATCGTGGCCGCTCCCTTTCGCATGCCCGGTCCATTGCCAGGCTCAAGAGCATCCCACGCATCAAGAAGGGCTCTCACGACGACTGACTCTGGTAGTGCTCCGGCTCCCACCAGTTGTCCTAGCGCGAAGGCCGCCGTGTTGAGTGTGTCGTTCTGCGCCCCGTCGCCGGCATCAAGCACTCGTTGCACTTCGCCATTGAGGGCTGCGCGGGCATACGCTTCCACGCTCTCTGGTGTTCTGATCGTGGGCACTATGGGTTTCGGAGGAGCCTCATACGGCCGCTCTCGCACCAGCTCCACCAGCCACGCCGGTGCATCGGCAATCGGGACCGCCTCGTCCACCCACTCGTAGACCGCCCCCGACGCGTGCTCTGAAGGGGGCGCCAGCACGTAGCCCCCGTCCCCCCGTACGTCGAGCTCCGGCCCCACCTTCGACCGGTTGCGGACCGTGACTCCATCGGGCACCCAGAACCACAGATGTACGCCCCGGCCGGTGCGGACCATCTTCGTGACAGGCAGTTCCCGCTCCTTCAGGAACTCCCAGCCCGCCTCTCCGTCCACGTCGACGACGAACATCCCATCGCCCGTTCGGACCCCGATGTTCGCCTCCGGCCACTTCGCCCACCAGGCCATGACCTGCGCCGGGTCCGAGGTGGCATCGTGCAGCCCGTTCTTCGTCCGCGGGTGCTTGGCGGCCGTCTTCGTCTGCGGGTAGAAACACAGCGGATCCCCGCAGGAGCATCGGCCGTCCCCGGCGTGATGATGGAGTGGGAAGACCAGCCACCCGCCTAGAGCGAGCCCCAAGGCCGCCTCCGGTCGGCTCACGACGCCACCGCCATCAACCGGGTACCGATCCATTCCGTGTAGGCCGGCGGAATGGCCTGACGGGCCTCCAAGGAGCTCATCCACCCGCAGCCCATGGCATCGGCGTAGGCGCGTTCCCCCTTGTGCTCGAATGGCAGCAACCGGTCGTGTTGACAGGGCGGGACGAGCTCGAATCCACCCCAGGACGTGAGGAACCACCGATGTCGGCGCACCCGCAGTCCGAACACCGAGCCGCAGAGCACGAAGTCGGGCACCATCGGTGCGTAGGGCACGTTCTCCACCACCCACGGAGCTCCGTACGCCCTCAGTCGTTCAACTGTAGGCACAAGCAGGTCCGGGTGGTTCTCGGCGTTCCCACGCCATCTGGTGACCGGCGCGTAACGTTGGCACGGCGGTGACGCATGGACCGCCTCGGCCCCCTCAAGTCCGAACGTGAGCGCGTCTCCCTTCACGAACACGTCCCCGGCGTACCGTGGTTGGGCCTTGATGTCCACCCCCACCACGAAGAACCCCGCCTGCTGGTATCCCCGGGCAGCCCCGCCGGGTCCGCAGAACAGATCGACGAGGACGGGCTTCCCCCCCGTGTCCACACCCTCGAGCGCGTCGAGGCAGCACGAAGTCCCGCCCCCTTCCTGAGCCCCCACCGGTCTACGCGCTTCGGCGAGCCTGGGCCCGCTCCAACCGGCTCAGACGGCTCTCGATGGCCTGCTCCACGAACAGCGAGGCCGAGCGCATCCCGAGGGCCTTGGCGGCCTTCTGGGCTCGTCGCCACGTCGAGAGCCTGATGTAGAGCTGGGTCCGATGGATCGGGTCCACGTCCTCTGACAGGTTCACTTCCTGAGAATCCATTCATATCCTCCTAGATGTTGCGAACGTCTGCATCATAACATTGCAGAGACATCCCGGGGGCGCTATAGTGGGGCCACAAGCATGAGCCACCCGACCCGAGGAGAGCAACCCTGATGGCCCATGAAATCCGCATCACGATCAGCGTTGGTCCGGAGGACAACATCCTGGGGCACGATGAAGTAGCTATCGTCCACCACGTCGAGCAGATGGGCGCGTTGGCCCTGCAGGAGGCCATTGAGGCGGCTGTAGACCGAGCCTTCACCGCCTACGACTCAGCGGCCTGACCAATCCAAAAGGCCCCCGTCCCTCGACGCAACCGAGAGCGGGGGCCTGAGCCAAGCTATAGGAGGTAGCCATGGCCCGTGAGCAGGATCGTACACCTGAGCAGGTAGCCCAAGATGCCATCGAGGCAGCTGCGGAAGCCCTGCATCGTGTGGATTCAGTCTATTACGTCGAGCAGGCCGAGATTGCTATAAAAGCATGGCTCAACGCCATCGGCCTCACCGACGCCGCTCTCTACCATCTGCTGGCAGTAGGCACCATCGCTGATCTAGAGAACAAAAATCGCTGGGTGGCTGCCATCCGGGAGGTGCAGGACCGATGAGCGAAGCCACCGTGAAGGCCCTCACCGACCGCATCCGAGACGCCCTCAACGAGTCCGGCATCCTCCGAGAGCTCGACAACGAGCAGGTCTACGAAGCCGCTCGCGTGGCAGCCCAGACCATTGAGGCCACCGGCGCCATCGTGGCAGCTATCCCTGAGGGCTACGCCAAGGTATACGGACATCTTGTGAGGTTAGAGCCGTTTGGAGCGCAACCTACGCGGGCTCCTATACCTATCTACTTCCGCATCGTGGAAGCGGTGTCCTCATGAACCAGCCCATCGTCACCCTGACTCCCGACGCCGTCCCCTACCGGCCTCCCACCCTTGGTCCCAACGACACTGAGCGATGGGATCCCGATGTCTTTGTCGTCTACCGCCTCCCCCTGACCAATCGCCTCGGTGGTTACATCGATCTCAAGTCCGAGGCTCCCAAGCCCAACGGCACCAAGAAGCGCAAGCCCCGGAGGACGCCGTGAATCCCGTAGACCTGATTGCGGAGAGTCTTGCCGACGACGACGGCCAGCCTGACCGCAAGGGCCATGAGCACTACCAGAGCCGAGCCCGCGGGGTTCTCTACATGCTCGTTGCCGCTGGGTTCCGAGTGGTTCACGACAGCGAGAAGAACGACCACATTGAGCCCCTCACCCTCAAGACCGAGGACGGCCGTCTCGTGAAGGTGAAGCCCTCCGCCGGGATCCATCACTGGGAGGGTGGCGACGAAGACGAGCCCCACATTTGTGACCGCCGTTGCTCAACGCTCTACTGCATCGTGGAGGACCACGACCGATGACCACCCTAACTCTTATCGGCACCCGAGCCGTCTACATGAAGTGGGCCCCCACCGTCCACCGCTGCGAAGGCTGCGGAGAGAAGATCGTCGGCAAGAAGGGCCGCCGCCCGGCCATCTGCTGCAACGTCCACGAAGCTGGTCGGTGGAACCGGGTCACGTACTTCCACCCGCCTTGCTACGACGATCGTTACGGTTCCGTTATCGACCGTGGTGCCCTTCCACCCAAGGCCCGATCGGGATGGACCCATGTATGAGCCCGCCACCATACCTACTGCTCCCCTCGTCTGGGCCATCCGCCGTCAGGCCGTCGCCAACGGCTACGTCGTTGACGTAGCTAGCGGAGGGCTACCCGGCATGGCCGGCTTCTGCGAGGCCGTGTTCGGCGACAAGGGCCTTGCTGCCACGCTGACGCATCTCCGTAAGATCAACCCCACTCGTGCCGATCGACTTGCCTGCGCCCTCCGGCTCCATCCCTATGAAATCTGGGGCGAGGCATGGCTGGTCCCCTTTTCCGAGGACGACGAGGTTGACGAGTGGGAGCACCAAGCAGCTGTGAGGGCTCAACGCCTCCGTGAGTACCACGCCGCAAAGAAGCGAGAGTCAGACGCCCGCAAACGGGAGCGAGCTGGCGCAGCGTGAGCTCTAGCGGGCCGGCGTGGGTGCCGGGATGGGGAACCGGCCCGACCCGGGGGGAACCCGCTAGTGCTCCCGAATCGCCAGACGAGAGAGGACGAGACCATGGACAACACGATCACTGTCGTCGGCAATCTGACCCGGGAGCCCGAGCTGCGCTATCTCCCTGGCGGACAGGCCGTCTGCAAGCTCGGCATCGCCGTGAACCGCCGCTACATGAAGAACGACGAATGGCAGGAGGACACCAGCTTTTTCAACATCAACTGCTGGCGAGGTCTCGCCGAGCATGTTGCTGAGACTCTCGCTATCGGGTACCGCGTCATCGTCACCGGCCGCCTTCAGTCCCGTTCCTGGGAGACCGAGGACGGCCAGAAGCGCACTGTCGTCGAGATCGAAGCTGACGATATCGGTCCTTCCCTCCGCTGGGCCACCGCCACCATTGCCAAGGTTGAACGTCACCCCGCATGGCAGGAAGAGGTGAGCCCGTATGACCAATCAGGAACGCGTGGCTGAGTTTCACCGAGCCTTCGGTGTGCCCATTGAAGAGGCTCCCATGATTCCCTCCGTCGAGGTCGTTGACCTTCGGATGGCCCTTATGTCCGAGGAACTCCACGAGCTGAAAGTGGCCCTCTGGGCGGGCGATCTGGTGGCCACGGCCGACGCCATCGGGGACCTACTGGTGACCGTTTATGGCACTGCCTTGTCCTGCGGCATCGATGCCGACCGCGCGGTAGCTGAGGTTCACCGCTCGAACATGAGCAAGCTCGGACCTGACGGCAAGCCGATCCTGCGATCTGACGGAAAGGTGATGAAGGGTCCCAACTTCGTACCTCCAGACCTCTCGTGGGTGCTGACATGACTTACCTCTGCACTGGCTCCTTCACCATCAAGGCCGCCAACCGGGAGCCCAAGCCCGACCCATCCCTGCCCAACCTCAAGCAGATCAACTGGACGTACACCTCCGGGGACTGCCAGGACTGCGGCCACCGCTTCGACTTCGTCCCCCATCCCCGAGCCAGCGACAACCGCCTTGTCCTCCCCCAGCACTACGTGAACGGCAAGCTCAAAGAAACCCCTTGACCCCGTCCCCATCTGTATCTATGATGACAACAGACAGACGCACGAATCCGACACGGGAGAGCGAGATGCGGCAGTGGTACGAGGATGTCAGAGAGGCGGTTGCAAAGGCGGGTGGATCCGTTACGGCCAAGGAGTACGCGCGGATGTACCGATGCTCGGTGGACCAGGCTCGCCACGTCTTGAACCAGGCGGCCACGCTCTATGGGGTACTGCGCAAGGTCACCTTGGGAACCCCTCGTGCAGGTGCCCGGTATGCCTATGAGGCCGTGGAGGTTGAAGCATAGTGAGCGCCGATCTGGTCCCCGTCAACGAGTCCGGGATGGCCTCCTACGACCGCCCCCAAGCCAATTGGAACCCGCCCTGTGAGACGTGCGGGACACGACTGACCAGCACGGTCGATCGTGATTTCTTCGGCCCCGGTTGCCACTACTACTCGCTGCGCTGCCTGCAGTGCCGACCCACCATCGAGGAGTCCCGATGAGCACCGATCTCGAGCTGTACGAATCCACCTCGGTTCCTGCTCTCCCTGAGCGTCTGAGCCTCCCGGAGATCCTCAAGACGGCTGAGATCCTCGCTGCTTCCGGCTACTTCCCGACGGCCAAGGAAGCCGGTCAGGCCGCAGCCAAGATCATGTGGGGACAGGACATGGGCCTCACACCGATGCAGGCCATGACCGGGATTCATGTATGGGTGCAGGGCGGGACACCGACCATGCAGGTCAGCGCCAAGGTCATCACATACCTACTCAAGCGTCACGGGTTCACCTGGAAGTTCGTGCAGCACGATCCCGAAGCCTGCGAGGTCGAGGTCTACCGCCACGGCAAGCGCCTAGAACCCAACGTCCGCTTCACCAAACAGCAAGCCACTAAGGCCGGACTCGCCAACAAGCAGGTCTGGACGGGCTACGGGGAGGACATGCTCTGGCACCGAGTAGCTGGCCGCATCGCCGACCGCTTCGCCCCCGAGATTTTCGACGCCGCTTCCATTCCCGTCATGACCCCCGAGCAGGCAGAGGCCACCTATCCCGACCCCCGCGACGACCTGATGAAGGCCCTCTTCGCTGCCTACCGGGAGGTTAAACCCCACGGAGATTTCGCTACGCGCGAGGAGGAACGGGAGCAGCGTCTTGAGTGGTCAAGCATCGTCCTTGGCCGAGAGATCCGTTCATGGAACGGCCATGAGGCCCCCGAAACCCTAACCCGGGCTGACGTCCAAACCCTCCTCGACGAGCTTGCAAGGCTCCAAGCCACCCAACCCGCTCCCGCCCGGGAGCAGGCGGCCCCCGCTCTCTCCACGCCGCCCGTCGCGGTGTCGGGGGCCGAGTCCACAGCATCACAGAGTTCGGTAGGGCAGACGGACGAAGCGGTCGTAACGGGCTCTGCGTCACAAGGATGTGAACCCGTGGCTGCCCCTGCCGAGCACCACACCGCCGAGGTTCTTGGGGAAGTGGCCCCAGCGGATGGGGCGATGCCCGGAGGGATTGTGACCCAGAACGTGACTGGCACGCCCTCCGGGCCCGTCTCTACCACCAAGAAGCGCTACAAGACGGATCCCACCGGAGCCCCCAAGATCGCTCAGGGCATCGCCGAGAACCAGCGATTCAAGGCTGAGCGCAGGGCTCAGACTGAGGTCTCAAGGGACTTTGAGGATCCCATCCAGTCCATGCCCCCGACCTTCCGCAAGCTGTATCTCGATCACTTCGACAACAAGACGGAGGCAGCGGCCGGCGTGGTTTGGGCCTGCATCGCGCGCTGGGAGGCTGCGGGCCAGTGGCCAGCCCCCGGAGAGGGAGCCCCCTGGAGCCTCGAACTGCTGAAGGAACTCGCTGCCGACACCTTTGAGAAGGACATGTATCGATGACCGGCTGGGAAGCCGAGTGCCTCACTTGGGGCATTGAGGATGCCGAACCCGAGCGAACCCGAGCTGAGTGGTGGCAGATGGCACACAAATTTCACGTTGCCACCGATGGCACCTGTTACCCCCAGCACCACGTTCTCTGTCCGCACTGCAATCCACAGTTCTGGACTGGCACCTACGACTCCAGCGATGAACCGATCCCAACCGCTCTCTACGTGTCTCTATATGGAGGTCCAGCATGAGTGAGCCATGTTCTAACTGTGACGGTACTGGTACCGATCAAGGCGGAGATGTCTGCTGGACCTGTGATGGATCAGGACACGAAGGTGGCGGTCCGGAATGACTTTGCCCCCCGAGTACACCGCCCGTCCCGGCGCCCACGGTGAGGTACAGGGCCCCCAACTGCAGGAGTGGATTGCCGAGATCGATGGTGTTCCCATCGGTTCGCTCCCAGTGGCCTACGAACGCCCCCTCAAGGCCAGGCCGTACCACTCCGGCGAAGCCACCTACCGTATCCGCTACACCGGCCCCGCCGACCCCCGAGTTGCCATCGCCTCCGTGCTGTCCAAGCTAGGCAAGAACTTCACGGTGGAGGAACTTGATGCCTGAGCGTGTTGTCATCTTCGGTTCCCGCTTCAACCGTAGGGGGATCCCGCCGGAGACAGTCCGGAAGGCCCGCCGAATGACCTACAGAGCCGTTGCGGAGCTTCCGGAGGGAACCATCGTGGTCAACGGCATGGCACCTAATGGTGTGGATTTCTGGGCTGAAAACGCAGCGGTCGAGATGGGTTACGACGTAGAGCGGTATTTCGCAGACTGGGATACGCACGGCAAGGCTGCTGGCTCCATCCGCAACGGCGTGATGGCGAAGGTGGCGGACCGCGGCGTAGGGATCTGGGACGGGCGCAGCCGTGGAACTAACAACATGGCAGAGCAACTCAAGAGACTGGGGAAGCCCGTGGAGGTACGCCGTGTCTGACCTCTGCTTCCTCGCCCTCGACCTCTCCCAGACCTCAACCGGCGTGGCCCTCTGGTTTGAGGGCGAGATCCCTGAGACGAAGGTTCTCAAGAACGGGAAGGAGGGCCCCGAGCGTCTTGTGTGGATCCGTGACCAGATTCGGGACCTGACGTTGAATTGGGTCGTTCGTCAGCCCAATCTGGTCATTCTTGAGGGCTACGACTTCGGCACCCGCCATGGCGCTCACCACGCCGGCGAGCTCGGCGGTATCGTCCGCGTCGACCTCTGGGAGCACGGCATCCCCTACGTCCTCGTGTCCCCCTCGCAGCTCAAAAAGTACGCCACCGGCCGGGGCAACGCCTCCAAGTCCGAGGTGCTTCAGGTGGCCGTCCACCGCTTCGGCCGGACCTTCAAGACTGACGACGAAGCCGATGCCCGCTGGCTCCTCGACATGGCTCTCGCCCGCTACGGCCTACCCCATGTCCGCATGCCCGCCCCGAACCGAGCCGTCCTCGACAAGATCACTTGGCCCGTCCTAACCGCCTTGGAGGTACCCGCGTGACCACAGAAACTCGTCCTGGTGAATGGCGATCCGTAGAGGGCCGGCCATTCCAAGTACCGTTTGTCGATCGCCTTGGAATGGCCATCAAGGAAGGGGATGAAGTGCTGTTCGCACAGCGTAGTCGCTTTGTGCTCGGTCGTATCCACATCTTGAACAGTCACGATCAGACAGCCATGATCCGAGACATCGAGGGGAAGATCACGGGTCACCTCATCATCCGTCCGACGTCGGAATTGGTGTTCGTTTGTACCGCCTCGGAGGTAGTCGCATGAAAACCGCCGCCGAGTACGCCAAACTGGCCGAGAAGCATCTCGATATGACTGAGGGCTGCTCATGTGAGGATCCGGCTTTCGCGACTTACCAACGAGACGCGCAGGTCTACGCCACCCTTGCCCAAGCCGCCGCCACGCTTGAGGCCGCCCACCTGATGGGCCCCACCCCCGAGGACCAAGCTCGCCTCGACGTGCTGATGGATCCTCAGCCCGGAGTCTGCATCGAATGCGGTTGCGCTGCCAACATCGACTCTGACCTCGGAGGCGTATGCGAGGAGTACCCCGGCTGCAGTGCCCTCATGGAGACTAAGCCTGCCTTCTACTGCACTCGCGAATGGGGCAGCCATGAGGCGGTTATCAGGGGCACTGACGGTAAGGCCCACGTTTCGTTTCCTCACTATCACCGCTGCATCTACCAAGCGGGGCATGAGCATGACGAACCCCACTACTGCGCCTGTGGGTCCGAACTATGACTACCAACGGCCGCGGCCCCCTCACGACCGCCGAAGCCTGCGCTCTGCTCGACTGCGCCCCCATGCAGCTCTACCGCTGGCGCGACGCCGGCCATCTGACTGCCACTAAAGAACGCACAGCCGGCACCGGCCGCCTTCTGTGGGACGCTTCCGATGTTCGCGTCCTCGCCCTCAAGCTCCCCCCCAAGCGCCCCGGCCACACTCGCCGCCTCGCCAAGAAATCCTCTTGACCTCGCACGTATCTGTTGCGATGATAGCTACAGACATCACGACGACAGGAGGACGGGATGGACGAGCTGATCCAAGAGCTCCAGGAAGCCAAGACGCGGCTCCTCAAGGAACGTGACACGTTTGAGGTAGGAAGCACAGATTGGCGATCGGCACACTCTGCTGCTGCGGCTTATGCAGAGGCAATCCTCATGGCTCTGAAAGCCAAGCGCCGCATGGCCGAGCGTGAGCCCGCATGGGACCTACAGCCGTGAACGACGACGCTTACGGCCCCTCGATCTGGGAGCGGATCGCCAATCGCCTCGGCTCCCGTCTCAGCCCCACCGCCAATGATCTCCACGAGCTGGAACTGCTCATCGAGGGCCACATCACCGCTGACATGCTGCAGCAATGGTGGGACGACTACGACCAGATGAAAGGTGCGAAATGACCATCCGCCCTACCCCCACCACCGAAGCCGTTCGGGAAACCCTCACCACAGAGCCCTCCGAGGAGGCTCAAGCTCGTCACCTCGCAGCTATTCGAGACGCTGCCCGCGATGACTTTGAGCAGTTCACGGCGCAGGCTCTTGGTAACCAAGCCAGTCGCATCCTCCAGCTGGAAGCCTTCAAGGCCCAAGCTGAGTTCCAGATCATGAACCTCACCCAGCAGATGCAGGCCGTCATCGAGTCCCAGAAGAGCGAGGACACCGAGGTCCTCATCGCTAAGCAGCGCTCCATCCTAGCCCTCGCCCTCTCCGAGGTTATGGCAGACAACGAATTCCTTCCGCATCTCGTAGATGAGATCACCGATGCTTCATGGAGAGTGTGGTGCGCCGAGGTCTACCGCCGCTATGGCGGCCCCGAGTTCGGCCTCTGGCTCAACCCCCCCGACCATGTCAGCGACAAGACCAAGCAGCTCGTAAAGCTCTTCCTGCAGCGCCGGCAGGAGGCGTGATGCCCTCCGCTCGGGACATCGTCACCGCCCTCACCCTTGCCGCCGTGGTTGTCGCTCTCACCATGCTCGCTGCCGACTTCATCCACTGAAAGGAACCGCCATGCGCCGCATCCTCGCCCGCTCGTTCCTCGCTGTGGTCTCCCTGGCTCTCGTCTGGGGCCCCCTCGCTCCGACCTCCGGTGCAGCCGGATCCGTCCAGGTTGCCGCTCATCTGCAGGCCCCCAACCCGCCCTACGCCTACACCTCGTGGACCGCCAGCCCCGGCACCTCCTACACCGTCCTCGAGTCGACGTGGATGGTCCGTGTGAACTGCTCTACTGGTGCCGCCATCGCCACCCTTGGTCTGCGTCAGCTCTACTCCGCTGGTAACGCTGGTCCCCGCACCATGCGCTCCAACGACGTCCAGATCCTTGCCGGAGACTGCATGGTCCCCGCCGGCAACATCACCCGCAACGGAGCTGTCCTCGTCTCGTCCGTTGGCCCCAAGTATGGGCCGTTCTAAGGAGTCGCCATGCCCACCGAAGAGACCGTCATCACGGCCGAGCTCGCAGCCGCCTACGACCTCATCCGCAAGCTGTGGCGGAGACCTGACCTCCACCGTGTGCAGCTCACCGAGCAGGAGCAGATCACCCTCAAGGCCGCCATCGAGGCAGGCGAGCGATGATCGCTCTGTCCTTGACCTCCGCGGATAATGAGGCCATGTCCATGCGCCCCGGTTGCGCCCAGTGCGGCGGTCACTTGCCTACCCGCCGAAAGTACAAGTTCTTTTGCTCCGAGGTGTGTCAACAGATCATGGACGCCTACATCGTCTCTCGGATGAAGGCTCGTCCGAAGACCCAAGGTCCCATTTTGCTCGGGAGGTACGGCCGTGCCTGAGACCGTCGAGGTCCCCGCTGCTGACCTCGCCATCCTTCTGGCCATGCTCGAGGACCACCAGCTTGAGACCCTGACTCCCCGGGAGGAAGGGGCTATCGAGAACTTGCGGGAGGCTCTGCTAAGGCGATGAGTCGTCCCACGCCCGCTCAGACGACCTTCGAGCTCCCGCCGAGCATCGTGGAGTCTGTGGTTCGATCGCCCTACAACGGACCCCTGATCGCCGCAGCGGCACAACTTTGGATCCGGCCCGGGGATCAGGTGCTCGATGTCACTTACGGCAAGGGTCTGTTCTGGACCCACACACGGCCGGAGGGTCTCGAGATACCCCCACCGGGGACTGACTTTCGGGCCCTGCCGTACCCCGCCGCCTCATGGGACGTGGTCGTCTTCGACCCCCCATATATTGCCCAAGGTGGCCGGGAAACGAGCGGCCTACCGGACTTCCTCGAGCGGTATGGGCTCAAGGATTGTCCTGCGACGATCGCCGAGTTGGAGGCCCTCATCATCGCTGGTGTCACAGAATGTGCTCGGGTGCTAGCTCCTCGAGGACGCCTGTTCGTGAAGTGCATGGACTACATCTCGGGAGGTCGGTTCCGCCGAGGACCGAAGCTTGTTACCGAAGCTGCTGAGACAACCGGGCTTGAGGAGGTAGATGAGTTCATCCACCATTCCGGCGTAGGAGCGCAGCCCGCCACAACCCGTTCAGGCACCCCTCGAGGGCAGGTTCACAGCCGTCGAGCGCATTCTTTCCTCTGCGTCTACCAACGTCCCCCGATTTGGAGGAAGGTTCCCGATGCGGTAGGGTCGTCCGCACGTCATGTTGCCCGTGCTGGTAGCAGCACTCGCAGCACTGAGCGGTCAGGTTGACAAGATCCCGACCGCCTTACCGACCCCTCCCCCAAAGCCCGTTTTGGCCTCTCCGGCCCCCCAGGTCGTCCCTAAGCAACGACC